ATGGTTTGCCCAGACCGACTTTCTGGCAGATGCAATAGCGGTATTTGAAAAGCATAGAGACGAACAAATCCTTGATGAATGGCTGAAAACACATGACAGATATGATTATTGCAAGAATTGTGGTCAGAAATTAGATTGGAGGGATGAAGTATGAGTGAAGAATTAAAGCCGTGCCCGTTTTGCGGCGGAGAAGCAAAAAAACAAGCAGTTAAAACGACAATATTGGGCGATACCTATTGGGGGATAAAATGTACGAAATGTAATTGCGGAACGGTTGGCTATCTGAATTATAACTATGCTATTAAAGCATGGAACAGGAGGGCGAACGATGGGAAAAATGATTGACGAAGGCGAATTGGTTAAAGTACTAGAAGAAAGAGCGACAAATGAAGCTATCTGCGGATATATGACAGCCTACGATGTTACTAATAGCATTATTGATGAAGTGAATGAGCAGCCGACCGCCTACGACCCGGACAGAGTTTTGCATCAGTTGGAAGAACGCACAGCATTCCTTAAAGACTGTACGAAGTATGGAAATAAAACAGCAGAGCAGCAGTCAAAATCCTACGACACTATGATGATGTACGATGTCAAGGATTTGGTAGATGATTTGTTGGAGATAGTAAAGGCAGGTGGAACAGATGGCAATTAAGCCGATTTTATTCAGCACAGAGATGGTTCGGGCGATTCTGGACGGACGGAAGACCTGCACCCGGCGTATATGCAAAGATGCAAATGAGTATACCGTACCGGATATGGATTTTTACAATGCTGACAGGCGGACTTATGCAGTACATAACTTTGCTGATAATGAGCAGATGGAACAGTTAAGTACAGCGGAGAGAACCTGTCCTATCTGTCCAGGCGATATCTTGTATGTACGGGAAACATGGGAACATTTTGATTGTTGTTGTTGCGAGGGAGACGAACATGGAAATTGTTACCAAGAACCACAACAGAACGTCTTGAATAAAAGCTATGGCTGTTATATGTACCGGGCAACAGATGAAATATATGGAGATGCAAGGTGGCACCCATCTATCCACATGCCGAAAGAAGCCGCTCGTATCTGGCTGAAAGTTACGGATGTGAGAGTGGAGCGGTTGCAGGAGATCACAGTGGATGATTGTCACAGAGAGGGTATAAATATTGAAACTAGTGCTGTGACAGATGGAGAAACTTTAAATAGAAATCATGATTTTAGTTTAGAGAAGTTTGAGATTTTATGGGATTCAACTGTAAAAAAATCCGACATTGACCGCTACAGCTGGGATGCTAATCCTTACGTTTGGGTGATATCGTTTGAACGGTGTGAGAAGCCGAAAGGAGTGTGAAATATGCCCAAAGCAGCATTGGTAATGGATATGCCGGAAACCTGTGAGAATTGCGCTTGTAAATATCCCAGTTATAAAGACGATGCTCTTTATGACTGCGCTATTACAGGGAAAGAAATTCCGATAAATGGCGGACACTACGGGGAAAAGCCAGATTCTTGTCCGCTCAGAGAACTGCCGGAGAAAAGACGTACAGTAGGGAAAGAAAGTGAGAATGACAAACTGATGATGAATGCAGGATTTAATGCTTGCTTGGATGAAATCTTAAAGGAGCGTGATGCAGATGGAACGAGTTGATTATACCGCCCTGTATGCCGAGAATGAGGACTTTAAACGCTACGTTGACAGATATTGCACTAAGCACAGAATCAGCGTTGCAGAAGCCTTACAGAACTACTTGGTGCAGATGGCGGGGAAGATGTACAAGGAACAAGCAGAAACGATAGTTAGATAAAACCAAGAAAGGAGCCGAGACTCTGGCCAGAGTGAAGCATATGCGGTCTCCTTGAAAAAAATGAAAAAATTAAAATGTGAGATTTACAGAGATTCAATGCAGAACTATAAGAAATATGCCATACCTCCGGCACAGCTTATCATTGCCGATGTCCCGTATAATGTCGGCAAGAATTTCTACGGCAGTAACCCTATGTGGTACAACGGTGGGGATAACAAGAACGGTGAAAGCAAACTTGCAGGAAAGGCAGCATTCAATTCTGATTTCAACTTCAATCTGTATGAGTATTTCCATTTCTGCTCAAAGATGCTGAAAAAGGAAGACAAGAATAGCGTTACCAGGGGAAGAAGTAGCAACAGTCCTTGCATGATCGTGTTCTGCTCTTTTGAACAGATGCCTACGCTGATTGATGCAGCCTATAAACATGGATTCGTCCATTACATACCGTTGGTATTTGTTAAAAATTATAGTCCGCAGGTGCTTAAGGCAAATATGCGTGTGGTTGGTGCTACTGAATATGCTCTTGTGTTCTACCGAGACAAACTGCCGAAGTTCCGGAACGGTGCAAGGGTTGACGAGGACGGAAAGACGATCCGTGGCACTGGGAAAATGATTTTTAACTGGTTCAGTTGGGAGAAAGACGGAAAAGATATTCCGAAAATCCATCCGGCACAGAAGCCGGTAGCGGTGCTGAAAAAACTGATAGAGATTTTTACAGATCCCGGTGATGTAGTGATTGATCCTTGCTGTGGCAGCGGTAGTACCTTAAGAGCAGCCGCAGAGATTGGGAGAAGTGCATTCGGATTTGAGATTGACCGCAATTTTTATCAGAGAGCCAAAAATGAGATGATTGTCTTTGAAAGAGATAATCAGATTAGTTTTGAGGATATTCCGGGGGTGATGCCGTAATGGATTTTGGATATTACAACATGGATTGCATGGATGGGATGAAAGAGTTCCCGGATGGTTACTTTGACCTTGCGATTGTGGATCCACCGTATGGGATTGGAGAAAATGGGGATAAAAACCATACAAGAGGTAAACTGGCAAAAGCAAAGGATTACAAGAGCTTTAGCGGAATGGATATAAATTCACCAAACGAAAAATATTTCGATGAACTGTTTAGAGTGTCAAAAAATCAGATTATTTGGGGGGCAAATCATTTTATAAGCAAAATGCCGTTTGATAGTAGTTGTTGGATTGTTTGGGATAAAGATAATGGAAATAATGATTTTGCTGATTGTGAACTTGCATGGACTTCGTTCAGTACTGCAGTAAGGAGAATTAAATATAGGTGGAACGGAATGCTTCAGCAAAATATGAAACACAAAGAAAACCGTATTCATCCTACACAAAAACCAGTGGCACTATATGAATGGCTAATAAACCGCTATGCAAAGCCCGGAGACATTATCTTGGACACACATGTAGGCAGTGCCAGCAGCTTGATAGCCTGCTACAGAACCAACCATCCATATGTTGGCTTTGAACTGGACAAGCATTATTATAATTTGTCCAAAAAGAGATTAGATGCAGAAATGGCACAAATGCGATTATCTGATTTTATGCCGGAGGTGATGCCATGAAAAATAACATTATCATTGACTGCTTTGCCGGTGGTGGCGGCGCAAGCGTAGGAAGTGAAATCAGGAACTAAAAAGTGAAATAGTAACTCAAAATTTGAGTTAAAAAGTGAAAAATTTAATTAAAAATTTGAGTTTCTATTTTAGTTCCACTCAATAATTCAAAAGCAAGTTAAAATCCCCCGGTAATACGGGGGAGAAATCGAACTACCGAGGAAAATTCGGTAGTTCAGCAAGTTAAAAGGTGGTGAAAATTATGGCTATAAATGCAAAATGTAATGACTGTGAGGAACCTACAAAATATGTGGTTGGCTTTTTCGATGGCAAGAATGGAATCCACGGTTGCCTTTATGATTGCCACAACGAGGAATGCCCAATAAAGCAAATAATGGAAGTGTCTGCATCGAAAGACCTTCAAGAAAGAGCGAAAATACAGATTGCCAACGGTAATAAGGGCATGTATGCCGGCTATATTGCAGCACTTCGGAGAGATGCGAAGGTGTCCATGTTCAAGATGGCACAGATTGCAGACTGTGACCCAGCGGAATACAGTGCATATGAAAATGAGCGGAAAGAATTTGATCCTGAAGTTTACAGGAAATGCGTAGAGTATTTGAAAAAGTAACTTAGAATTTAGTGGAGGTAGAAAAGTTGTGCCGTGGATGTATTTGTGAGCACTGTGCAAATAGCGTTGAATGTTTTGATCATTGCACTGGAGAGATGGACGAGCCGTGTTTTACCTGTGATGAGTGCATTTACTATGACGGCAAAAGCGACAGACGTGTGATGTGGCGAGACGAGTGCCCTAAGTACAAGATAACGGAGTACTGGGCAGCGCATCTCCGGCGCAAAATGAAAATCATTTAGGATTTAGTGGAGGTAGAGAATATGAGTAAGACAGAGATCTGTCAGATGTGTGATAACTATTCTGTGCGCAACAAGTGTGATCAGAAGAAAGATTGCAAAATCATGAAAATTATGGATGAAAATGCAGCATTAAAAAAGCAGGTGAAGGAATTAAAGAAGGAACTTGCGGAAGCAAAGTTAAATATGTCATACATGATAGATCCCAATGCCATCGGCGATAGAAATGATATGGGATGGTAGTTTTGGGATTTAGTGGAGGAAGGTGAACGAGTGAAAAGTGTTTTAAAATATCCAGGAGCGAAGAATCGTCTTGCATCTTGGATATGCGAATACATACCGAAGCATGATGTTTACGTAGAACCTTTTGCTGGTAGCTTGGCGGTGTTTTTTAATAAGCAGCGCAGTCACATTGAGACAGTTAATGACATCGATGAAGAAATAGTAAATTTCTTCCGCATATTGAGAGATCGAAGTGACGAACTGGAACGCGCGATAGAATTTACACCATTTTCTAGGTCAGAGTATAAGGCAGCTTATGAACCATCTTATGATGATTTAGAGAGAGCGAGACGATTTGCTGTTAAATGCTGGATGGGATTTGGGTGCGGGAATTTGTACCAGAATGGTTTTAAATCAGGCCAACAGACTAATTCTCCAAATCCGGCCAGAGCGTGGGGCGAACTTCCTGAAATAATGAAACTGGCTACTGAGAGGCTAAAGGGAGTTCAGATTGAGAATTTACCGGCCTTAGAATTGATAAAAAGATATGATACGGAAGATGTTTTTATTTATGCAGATCCGCCGTATTTACACGGAACTCGGAAAAATTATCTTTATAAACATGAAATGAAGGATGCAGATCATGAAAAATTGTTAAACGTGCTGGTTAAACATCAGGGGAAAATTCTTCTATCAGGATATGACAATGATATGTATAACGATATACTCCAGGGATGGAACAAGGTTCAGAAGCATACCAGAGCAGAAGGAGGACGTGCAAGGACGGAAACACTGTGGATGAATTATGAAGTTGAAAACGGACAGATATCGTTATTCATGTAAACTGAAAGATTAAGATTTATGGAGGCATTTGTATGAGAAAAATACATGAATGTGCAGAAGATATAAAAAATATTTTAAATGATGCAGAACGAACCGAAGAGGTTGACGGAGATATGCTATGTAGTATTAATGAGTTGGTGGATGAAATTTTATCAATATATTGTTTAGAAAAACAACAAAGAAAAATGGCTATAGCTGAAGAAAATGAGATTCTTTCAGAAGAGGCTAAAAAAGCAGGATGGAAGTCTGGTGTTATGAACATCTAAACTGAAATTTAGTGAAGAAAGGAAGAAGAATATGGCTAAAGCAGTATTAGTGATGGATATGCCGGAATCATGTAGCAAATGTAAATTTCTGTATGAATTTCAAGGAATCAAAAAATGTCAGCTTATGAATGTCCTCAATAATGGAGCATCAATGCTGTCACAGAATACATTTATAAAGAAACGGCATGATAAATGTCCGCTCCGGGAACTGCCGGAACGTGAAAAAGAGATGACCGATGCCGATGACCTCGGAAAGGATTATGTCAGAGGAACGATGGACGGTTGGAATGCTTGCCTGGATGAAATAGAATCTATAATTTAGTGAAGGAGAATGGCTTATGAAGTTGTCAAAACTGACTAAGCCAGAACTTGAAGAAATCTTCCGGAACGCCAATTTCACGGAAGAGGAAGAGAAAGTGTTTTGGGATTTGTCTAAAGGAATTTCTCAAAAAGAAATATCCTTTAGACATTCCATTTCTGTAACTACTGTAGAAAGAAGAGTAAGGTCTATAAAAAATAAACTTAAGCGGTTAGAAGGTGATAGATTTGGAACTTTCTGATATGGAAATATTGCAATATGCCGTTAGCAATGGTATGATTGACACGGAATCTTTGCAAAAAAGCATTGAAATGAAAAAGAAAGAGGAGTATCTGAAGAAACACCAATACGCAATCAACAAAGGCAAAGACGGATACTGGAGAACTTATTTGCCAGATGAAGAAAAAGGAAGGAGACTTGTAAAAAAGAAAAGCGAGGAAGATATCAAAGAAGAAGTTATTGAGTTTTACTACCAAAAAGAGCAAAATCCAACAGTTACAGAAGTGTTTTACGAATGTGAAGACCGGAGATTGTCTCTTAAAAAGATATGTAAAGCAACATACGACAGAGACGAGAGATATTTTCTCAGACACTATGGAGAGTTGGGAAAGCGAAGAATAAAATCAATATCAGAAGATGAATGGGGGGATTTTTTAGAGGAAGAAATTGCCGATAAAGAGTTGACACCTAAATCATTTTCCGGTCTAAAAGGAATTACAAGAACATTTCTTAAAAGAGCGAAAAAACGCAAACTTATTGATTTTAATATCGTAGAACTGTTTGATAATCTTGACGTATCTGATAGTGATTTTAAAAAAGTAATAAAAGAAGACTATGAAGAAGTATTCGACGAATATGAAACTGATGTAATGATTAAGTATCTTGTCAGCCACCTTGATACTTCTAATGTTGCGATATTGCTTATGTTTTTAACTGGCGTACGTATCGGAGAAGTTGTAACATTAAGGCATTCCGATTTTTCTGATAATACTTTTAACGTTCGCAGAACGGAGACGAAGTATAAAGATGAAAACGGAAACAATGTTGTTGAAGTAAAAGAGTATCCTAAAACCAAGGCAGGAATCAGAACAGCAATTATACCAAGTGATTATGTATGGATTTGCGATAAAATAAAACACATGAATCCGTTTGGAGATTACATTTTTACAAAAAATGATATTAGGATCACCGCACAGGCGGTTAGACAAAGGCAGAAAAGGCTTTGCAGGAAATTGAAAATTTATCCAAAACCACCGCACAAAGTAAGAAAGACATATGGAACTATTCTTATGGATAACAATGTGGATAAGAGACTTGTTATGGATCAGATGGGGCATACAGATATTATGACATCAGAAATACACTATCATAGGAACAGGAAAACCATTGAAAAGAAATCGTCTATTTTGAGTAGTATACCAGATTTACAGGCAAGGTGATTTGACTACTATTTTTGCGAAAGTAGTCAAAAGTAATCAACAAAAAACACCTAGAAAGCCAGTAAATATGCGGAAAGTAAGAGTAATAGAGTGGGGTTCGAGCCCCCTTGCTTCCACTCGAAAAAGCTGATAAAATGGGCATTCCCGGGCAACGGGTAGTCGAATAGTAGTCAAAATAGTAGTCAAGCCTAAAACGAAAGGAGTTTTTTGCAAAGATTCCAATAATTTTATAGTGAATGAAATGTGACGGATACATGACGGGTAGACCGTCTTTTTTTATGCCAAAATTTAAGCATAAGGAGGGATGACCTTATGGGAAAATTCAAATTTTCAGATGAAACACTGGAACATATATTCAGCAAAGAACGTACAAGGGAAGTGCCGATTAAGTATCAATCAATCATGGTTCATGTGATCGAGGAAGTTTTAGGAGAAACGGGTAATGCTTATGAATTTCAGTCCATTGGGACTTATGAACAAGCCGACATATCAGACACTTGATGAAGTTGAAATTGCGAAACAGATAGAATCAATGGAAGAAAGGGAGAATAGCCATGCCGCAGCCGATTATGAATCCGAACTATTTCAATCCGCAGTATAGAACACCTATGTACGGACAGTTTATGCCACAACAGGAGCAATTCCAACCACAGCAATTTATGCAACAGCCACAGCAAAACACAGTACAGATGTACGGTCGTATTGTACCGGCGCAAGAGTGCATAGCACCGAATGAGGTTCCTATGGATGGAAACGCAGCATTTTTCCCAAAACAGGACCTGTCGGAGATCTATGCTAAATCCTGGGGAGCAGATGGAAAAATCTATACAAGGCTCTACAAGCCTTTTTTAGATGCAGACCCTAACAATTTACCGTCAGAAACAGAAAAAGCAAAATTTGACCTATCAGACGAAGCCACAGCGGTATTTATGAAGCGTTTCGATGAACTGGAACAAAAGATTGAGCAGTTGAAATCTTCGCAATCGCAAAGAAAAACTTCACAATCGCAAAGAAAGGATGATGCAGAATGAAAATGATGAATCCTATGCAGATGCTCAAAGGGATGGGAAATCCACAACAAATAATTCAAGGGATTATGGGAAATAGTCAGATGATGCAAAACCCCATGATTAGAAATGTAATGGGAATGGCGCAAAAAGGTGACATATCAGGTGTTGAAAATTTTGGCAGAAATATTGCTAAGGAACGTGGCGTAGATTTTGATTCTGAATTTGAAAAATTCAAGCGTCAATTTCCTATGAAGTAGATACTAAATTCTTGCAAGATTAAGTATAAAAAATCTTATATGGAGGTAAAAATTATGTTTGAGAGTAACAATACTCCCTTTACCATGCCTGTTATGCCTGCCAACAGCGGATATGGAAACAACGGTGCATGGGGTGACGATGGTGCATGGTGGATTATTATTTTCGTCCTTTTCTTCGCTTTTGGAGGTTGGGGCGGTAATGGTTGGGGCGGTAATGGCTCTAATTCCAGTTACTACACCGATTCTGCATTGCAAAGAGGGTTCGACACCCAGTCTATCATCGGTAAACTGGACGGAATCAACAACGGTCTGTGTGACGGATTCTACGCTGTAAACAACGGTATGCTTACCGGATTTAATGGCGTTAATACCAACATTTTACAGACTGGCTATGGCATCCAACAGGCTATCAATGCCGACACCGTAGCAGGAATGCAGAATGCTAACGCTTTACAGGCACAGTTAGCACAGTGTTGCTGCGATACCCGTGAAGCTATCCAGGGTGTAAACTACAATATGGCAACGAATACTTGCGCATTGCAGAACACCATGAATAACAACACAAGGGATATCATTGATAATCAGAATGCCGGCACTAGAGCAATTCTTGATTACTTATGTGCAAAAGAAAATGCGGATTTGAGAGATAAGGTGCAGAAACTTGAACTTTCTGCTTCACAGGATAGACAGAATGCACTTCTGACTACTGCAATGACAGCACAGACACAGCAGATTGTCAACTCTGTAAATCCTACAGCTATTCCAGCTTATATTGTTTCTAATCCTAACGCTTACGCTTATGGCTGCAGTTGCAATACCGGCTGTAATTGCTAAAACTGAATAATTGAGTATCTTAATTGAGTTAACTCGATTATGTCTGCTATGCAGAATTACTGACAACATGGGGCAGACTATATGGTTTGCCCCTTTGATTTTGAAAGAGAGGTATTTATTATGGCTGAATATACAGCAGTAGCATTACAGACTGTGGCAGCAGGAGCGGACGTTGCTTTTACCGAAACTGCCGTAAATGGAAGTAACTGTATCAATCACAGAGAGGGATCCGGAATTGTGAAGTTAAGAGGTATCACTAATCAGTGCCGTGCAAGATTCCTTGTAAGTTATTCCGGTAACATTCAGATTCCCACTGGTGGAACTGTTGGGGAAATTTCTCTTGCACTGGCGGTAGACGGAGAACCTTTACAGTCCACAAGAATGATTGTAACTCCGGCAGCAGTAGAGAATTTATTCAATGTTTCTGCGCAGGCGTACATTGATGTTCCTCGTGGATGCTGCAGTACGGTAGCCGTTCAGAACACTTCTACGCAAGCTATTGAAGTGCAGAACAGCAATTTGATTGCCGTTCGTGAAGCGTAGGAGGTGAAAAATCATGGATGTTAAGAGAATGCATGAAATGATTGAAAAACTTTCTGAATGCGCTAAAGCGCAGTTTGACAAAGGAATTGACAAAGTAGATACTTGCGAAATGGGAAAAGTCGTTGATATGATGAAAGATTTGTCAGAAGCCATGTACTACCGTGAGCTGACAAAAACCATGCAGGAATATGATCCGGAAGAAGTCGTGGAAATGTTTGATCGTTACGGTGACGGTGGCAGACGGTACTATGACCATTACCGCTATGCTGACGGCAGATTTGCACCTAAAGGTCGTGGAACCTACCGCAGAGGTTATGAAGAGCCACCCTATTACCATATGACCCCGGAAATGTATCACCGTGACATGGACAGAGACATGGGGCGTATGTACTACACTGAAACTTCTTCATCCGGTATGCGTGATGCAAGAGAGGGAAGAAGTGGAATGAGCCGCAGAACCTACATGGAAAATAAGGAACTGCATAAGGCAAATACACAGCAGGACAAAGAAGCAAAAGTCCGTGACCTGAACACCTACATGACTGAACTTGCAAACGACATGACGGAAATCATCAACGATGCAACACCGGAAGAAAAGACGGTACTGCGAAACAAGCTGTCTGCGCTGGTAACAAAAATCGGTTAAAACACATAAGGGGCTTATTTAGCCCCTTTTATGTTGGAGGTGGTAAATTGTTCACTATAAATGGAATAGACTGGAATTTAAGGCTCGTAGGAAGTCACAGCCCTATGCTGATGCGTTCTGATGGTACATATACGTTTGGCATGACAGACAGGAACACAAGAGATATTTACATATCAAATATGATTCATGGAAATTTCTATGACCGTGTGCTGTGCCATGAGTTGTGCCATGCGTTCTGCCTATCCTACAATTTGACTATGGATATTCAGACAGAAGAGATTGTTGCAGACTTTTTGGCTACCTACGGAAGAGAAGTGTTTGCTGTGGCTGATGAACTGATAAGCGGATACATGGAAATAATGGCATAGAAAAGACCCCTGTTATGGGGTCTCTTCTTTTGCGCAGTCCTCTAAGTCTTTCTGAAGAATTTTAGATGCAAGGTCTGAAAGCTGTGGGAAGTATGTGATTACTTCGGAATTTCTGCATTTCCAGTTTCCGGTTGTTGCGCTGTAAATTCTCTTTGCTTCATCAAAATTATACGTTCTTCCCAAAACTTCAAGTAAGTGGTGCATATATTCCTTTGATGTAATGTCGTAGCAACGGCAGATGTAGTTGATTTTGCCACGGTTGATGCAGAACCAGTCTGTTTCAAACTCTAATGTCGGCTTTTCCTCGATTGCTGTGGTTGGTTGCTGATTCTTTACCGCAAAATAAGCATCCACAAGAGCATCCTGCACTTTCCATGATAATTCATCATTAAATGATTTTACAACTTTCAAATATCCTCGCTCTGTAATAAGAGTAGTACCTTTTTTATTAGGTGTAATTCCAGATAGACGAATTTCGTAGGTCTTAAAATCTGGCTTAACAACAATGTAGTCCTTTCCTTCTGAAAAATACTTTTTGTTCTGCCTAAAGTTTCTGTATGCAGTCCCTGCCGGTCTTTGATGAGCGTTGTCAATATCTCTAAAAGTGACAACCCTTTGACCATTGTATTCTCTAATACTTAACTCTGTTTCCTCAACGTTTACCAGTTCCGTCATATTCTTTCACCAACCTTTCAATTCGTTTCAATTTATCTTTCAGTCTTTCATTTTCAGCTACCACGGCACTGTATGATTCTACCATGTGGTCGTATCGTTCCTTTGGAATGGAAATCAATGTAAAGTTTTTCATTTATTTTTACCTCCATCCACACAAATATTTACCTTGCCATTAGACAGGCACTTGCAAGCATAAGAAAATCCTGCAATAAAAGCATTCTCTTGAACTTTCCATACTCTCTTGTTTATTGTTCTTTCTATGTCATCAGCTAACTTGTCATTGAGAATTTCATACAATTTTCCGATTACTTCGTCGTAATCATCCCAACTTATGGTGTTATCCTCATTCTGCCACTGGCTATAAATCATTTTTGCAAATTCTTCCATGTGTCATTTCTCCTTTTCTTTGAAAATAGGACACAACCTATCTGTTATGGGGTGGGGAGATAAGCTGTGCCCTATGATTGCAGAGATTTCAAATTTTTGCCACTGTGCCGTTTTCAGTGACATTATTCGCTACTTGTTCGCTACCGTGAATACGGGTTATTTGGACACGACATACAGTTACCGAAATCTCTGTTGATTCTCTCTCGGAAAAATGGTATTATAGATTTACCATCTCTTTGAGAGTGGTGTGGAAGAGTAGTCAATGCTTGTCGAGGGCGATTTGATTACTCTTTTTCATTTTCTAAAACACTGTCAATTCCTTTTCTTACAACATCAGTTCTTGTGACATTGTGTTTCTCACAGTACTGATTAAGTCGTTCGTTTGTTTTAACATCAATTCTTGCCTTAACCTCTACTGTTTTAGGTTCCAATGCTTTAGGTCTACCTGTGCGTGGTGACATTTTTAACACCTCACTTTCTGTGGCACAATTAAATGATACATAATGTGGCACAAAAAGTCAAGCACTTTTTCAAAAAAATAAGAGAGTGGTGTCACTCTCTTGATTTTTCTACAATTCATACTGCGGATATGCCTTTTCCCATACGGACTTGTGATAAGTGTTCACTTCGCCATAATTTGCATCGAATATCTTTTTTACTTCATATCCCATTGTAATTCCGGTAGCTTTCAGCTTTCTCCAGTCAAAACGTTTCCATGACACACCATTCAGAGCCGCTACACGTTTAATAGAGTACCAGTCCTTGGAAGTATCAAGCTGTGCTTTCAATTCCTCTTCCCGGTCAAGGCTTTCCAAAAGTTGTGCCACAGCATCACGATAAGTCATAGGTACATTCGGTGTAGACTGCTCCAAAGAATATGTTCCGGTTTTGCGAATGGATGGTAAAACCTCATCGAATATCCAACTTTCAAACTTTTCAGAAGATGGTAATTCACTGTGAGAAATAAGCCTATACATATCTCCCTCTGGAATCACATTTACCTCTATCGTTTTGGTTTCACTTTGTGGATGAGGTATACTGTATTTTGCCGTATACCTACAATGAGCAGAAATTGCATCCGATGGTCGTTTATATCCAAGTGCTTTTGCTATATCAGTTGCTACAAAATAAGGTTTCCCATCAATCATAACGGTTCTTACCTCACCAAATTCATTGTTGCTAAATACTTCCAGTTCATTCATTTTCATTACCTCCCGTAGTCTTATATGAGAGGGCAGAAGAGCATAAAAATAAGCCCACTACCCCTGTTACTGTTGGAGTAGCGAACTTCCAATCTTTTTTTGGTCTGTCTTTATTCCGGGTCTTGGTTGCAATCTAGGCTGTTTAAGCAGCTTTCACTCACCGGACATGATGCAAGACTTCCTAACTGACACATATTATATCATGCAGAACATGGGTTCGCAACATAAAAATAAGAGCACCCTTTCGGATGCCCTTAAAATCCTATATTCTATTGTAATTTGATAACTTCTTTGTTACCCGTCCATAAACTTGTTTCGTATTCCAGTTCAATACTCTGCGCATCCTGTGGAACTACAAATGCAATCTTGTAAGATGTTTTTCTGCCGCTTGAAAGATTCGCATTCAACGAAGAACTATCAACAACACTGTAATTCTGCTCACAATCTGTATCGTCTGCGTAACACTGAAAATCGTAGATGCTTACATACTTATCATCTTTGCTGTTGTTCTGATAAGAAACATCAATCATAATGTATTTTGTTCCATCAGCAGGAGCGTTCCAGCCGTATTCATCCTCATAATCAGTGTAGTCAAGGTCAAAATCATTAATAGTGACTTGCAAGCCGTCCGCATCGAATGTGTAACCGGGAGAAATAACAGTACCACTCGGTACTTCCGCTTCTTCAACCTTTGATTCCGGTGTACTTTCTGATACTGCGGTAGAACTTTCTTGTATTGCAGAAACAGATGCCTGTGTGCCGGTAGATTCCTTGTTACTATCGGATACACTATTTACAAACAATGCCATAATGGCAAAAATAATAATTCCGATAATAGAGCAAGTCAGTCCTGCGATAGCAGTGCCGTGTTTCTTGTCTTTCTGACATAGTGCAATGATAGCAAGAACAGCACCTATAATTCCCGGCACAATTCCGAAAGCTATACAAGCTGTCAAAATACTGATGATTCCTAAAATCATCGAAGCAATTCCTAAACCACTTTGTTTCATAGAGTAATTACCCCTTTCATTTTGAATTTTATAAAATTTTAACACATTTGTGATATTCTGTCGATAAATAGATGCGAAGTATTGAAAAAATTTTAATGTGTTTCTTTTGATACCCCCGTAGGTCTGCATTTTCAACCGAAAATCTCGTTTTCAGAGGTTTTTGAAAGAAAAATTTTTCTACAATTTTCGTGCTAAAAATTTTCAATCCCCCCGGGGTAGCACTTTTCAAGCTGAAAAATCCGTTTTCAGAGTTTTTCGCAGATTTTTTCAGACCGATTCAAGACGTGGAACACCTGCGCATTTTTGCGGTGCAAGTTCTGTACCTGTCACCCGGTCACCGTGTCGCAGCTTTTGCAAGGTCTCCTACTGCAGAAAGCATAGAATCATACGCAGACCGCAACAGCTCCGCAGATTTCGGAGACAGACCACCGGCGGCAGTCTCAACCCGTATAACTATTTCCAACCGTTCCCCGGCATCCGATACGCTTTCCATGATGTCATATACATGACCAATTCCCACTTTTCGCATTTTGTATAATCCCCTTTGTAATATTTGATTGTACACCAATACAGCGCAAGCCGTCAATATATCCGGGCGCAGGATCTGACCGGATCCGGTGGAATAGTAACACAAATAGACAGCCAGACGGCAGCATATCCAACGGAACACGACAAAAGGACGGTTGCAAGCCGTCTTTTATCTGTTTTCAAGTTCAAAAATTGCCCACCGCAGGGCGGCGGCTGTCTCCGTGTCGTGCTCTCGTTCCGCACGCTCTAACAGCTTGTAAAGTCTTTCAAGGTTCTTTTCTTTCATCCTGGCAACCTCCTATTTTTAATTTTTGTGCAAATTCCACCCATAAAACCGCCGCCGGTAGTGATCCGGCGGGCATCCTCTGCGGCAGTTAATTCAAACAGTTTTCAATATCTTTTGCAAGGTGTGGAAATGCTTTTTCTATGTCTTGCACGCTGTCGGCGTAATAATCACCAACAATTTTTCCAAAAATGCGAAGATTGCCGGAATAAAATCCGCCTAAATCATTAAAATATATGTCTAATCCTGTCACCTGTTCCGGCTTGTCTCCATACCACATATCAATATTTATTTTTCCCATTTTCATTTCCTCCATATTTTCAATTTTTCCCGGTTATCCGGGTAAAAGCAAGCCGGGGCACGATCCCCGGTGTAAGCCTGTCTTACTTGCTAAATTTAACAATATGATAAATTATATCAAAAGAATGGCTTAATGCTCTTGCCTGTGTGTCTAACCATTCCTCTGATCTGTTTGGTTTGTTCTCGCCGCCGCAAACCTTTTTTAACTCAGACGGGCAACAGAGACGTTCTGCAATGTCACAGTCATATATCAGAGAGCAGCCGCCCCAACTGTACTGTTTCCAGTCAGCGGCGCCATTCAGTAAAAGGCTTTTTAACTCTGTTTTGTCATGCGGGATCTCTTCAACTTCCAGAGCTTCTACAAGCTCATAAGCATAGATCTTTACACCTTTATTCCATGCGCTTCTTGCCTTGATTTTGTTGATTGCTTCTAATAATTCATTCTTTCTCATATTGCTTTTACCTTTTCACCCGTGCTATAATTTGGGTGCCTTTCTTTTTGGGTGCCGCTCGGTGGATCTTGGTAGGATGCCGGGCGGCTTTTGTTTTCTGCTGTTAATGCTATTATATATTGAGTAATTGCATAAGTCAATATAAATTGAGTAATATTTTACAAAATAGCATATTGCACAATTAAATAATGAATAAATTGAGTAATTTATACAAAAAGAATGTTATATATTGATAAATTAAATTGAGTATACTATAATAAGTAAAAAGGAGGTGCACAAAATGGAATTATTGGAAGCAAAAAGAAAGTTAGAACAGCGTTACAACAAGCAAAACGAGTACAACAAATCTAAATATGATCGGGTATCTGTCATGCTACCAAATGGATATAGGGACCAGGTGAGAGCAGCAGCAGAAAAGGACGGCTTAAGCCTAAACGCTTATATATTAGATGCAATAAAAGCAAAAATGAAAAATATTGAGTAATTTATAAAAATATATTGACATTACAAATTGAGTAATATATAATTAAGATACAAACAAGCGAAAGGAGCAAACGACATGAAAGGAACGCCGGAGCAGATCACAGCAAAGAAAGCCGCCCGGATCCGCTCAAACGTCCGGCAGTTCTTCCGGTACTACCGGGAGCAACTGGAAAATGTGGAATCAGAACGGCTGAAAGAATTTAACCGGGCAGAACTCCAAGCACTGGAGACGGTGCAAGCGGAAACGCTCCAAGCACTGGAGAGCATGACAGATTCGGAGTTATTGGCCAGCAAGACCGCATACGGTGACAGGGCACTAATTGACCGGATCACAGTAAAAGCGGAAATGATCCGCAAGACATCAAGAGATTTTGAGGACTACCGAAAAAAAGCATATAATTATAACTGGCAGCCCAAAAAGGCATATGCAAATTAAAAAAAGAAAGGTTAAAAGGTGGATAACATGAGAAAAACAGTTGTAAATGAATATGGAGTAAACATTGATTATGATTTGGCGGTATCCTTTATGGATGACGATTTAAGAGAGCAAATACATGGAACATTAGCACCTTGTACAGACCAAGAATTTTTTAATGAGTATGTAAAACGACACGAGCAAAAATTCAACGAGGTTTGGGAGCTGGCAAAAGAAAACCCGTGCTATTAAATATTCAGCGGAGCCGAAAAGCTCCGCTTTTTGCATTGGAGTAAAAAGATGAAAGATAATATACTACCAAGAATCTGCAGAACGTGCGGAACCAGCTTTTTAGGTGGCCCAAGGGCGTTTTACTGCCCGGAATGCAGAGAGGAGCGAAAAAAAGAGCAAAGCAAGAAATATAAAGAGTGCATAAAACACGGCTCTATAATTACGCTCGGATCTGTTATACAGTGCGAGTCTTGCGGATGTGATATAATTAAATGCAGCGGCTTACAAAGATTTTGCCCTCAATGTGCTAAAAAACATTTAAAAATAATTGATAATAAACAATCTGAGGATTGGAATAAAAAGAACAAAGAAAAAGTCAAAAAATCGAAAAAAATATATAGCGATAAAAAGCAAGCAACCGGAATACATAAAAACAGCGGCATCCCTGGTGTTAATTGGGATACCGTAAAAAATAAGTGGATTGCTTGCGTATCTGTTAATCACAGACAAATTAAAATTGTGACCACAGCAAACATAAATGTTGCAAAATCGGCAAGAGAGGAGACACAAAAAGCAAAAGAATCCGGACTATTAACAGATGATTTTATAAACAAATTAAAATCAAAATATCGTAATCTATAAGCAGGTGTAACAGCCTGCTTTTCTTGATCTATTTTCACTGCGATATTTTAACGTACTAAATTTTGTAGACAAATTGTAGACATTTTGTAGACGCAGATTAATATAGATTAGATTAAATAAAATAAAGGTTAGATAAAATAAAAATAAATAAATGCAGAAAGACATTGTATAACCAAGTATATATAAATACTAGAGCTGACCATCTGCCACCATGTACCCATCTGCAAAAATCACCTATCTGTCTGTCAAAAAATCCCATTTGTCAAATTTAACCGGATGATATTTTTTAAGCATATGATTTTTATATACTCAGGATCACCGGCAGACATACCACAATAACAAATTGTCAAATGCGCAAAAGGTTGTGATATTATGTTGTGGATTTATAAATAGGTCTTATGGTATGATAAAAGCAGTTAGGGAGCCGACGTTAATACGGTGCGAGTGACAGCGGTACAAATCCAACCCCCCTGGATATGCAGCCGCCCAGATTGTAACCAAGACCACCGGAGCCGACAGACCGGAACCGATTAGAAGTCACTAGCTGATCACTTTTGTAAATTTATGTTTTTTACCTAATCTGTGGAGGAGATAAAAAAACATGGGTCTATTAAGTGAGGATTAGTGATTTTTTTATTGCAGATTTTCAGGAGGTGTAGAGCGGTGCAGGACGTCAGAGAGATTCCAAACATTGACGAGATTAAAAAAAATATCCGTAAATACTTTGACGATTATTGTGCGGCTTATGGCATCGATGACATGAGATCACAACGGCAACCGGTTTTTAATGGTGCCATGCAATATATATATAATAATTATATAAGACCTAGCAATGTATTAAAAGATATACCCCAAAACGTAGTGGATAATAGTATTAATCAAATGCTAACTAACTACAATGCGTACAATATAGATCTGCTGTATGAGGTTTATTTATATCTTAGGGAGTTAGCTAATGCCTATGATATGACTGCTACAGCTGATACATTTAAGATATTAACAGGGATATCTAAACAGGCTTTAAGTGCCTGGAGGACTAAATCAAGTACATCGAGCATGGACGAGGTCAGAAAAGCTTTTGTAAATTGGTTAGATGATGCAGATTGTGATCAGCTTGTTGCTTTTAATCTGCGGAATGCGCTGGGAGCAACGGAACGATTAAACAACGACCACGGAAGGAAACAGACCACACAGCAAGAGATTGTGCACAAAATAACCAGGACAGCCGACCAGCTCCCACGATTAGACACAGATTTTGGACAAAATAAATCAATGTTGACCGATTCCGGAGCGTATGACGATAGCAACGTAGATGCGAATAAGTAGCAACAACAGCGGAAACGTGCGGAAATATGGGATAGTTAAAGACGTGTCAATAAAGACTGCGCGAAGCACGAATTTTGCGCATAGTTGAAATATGTTGGTGATGATGGGGGAGGGGGTTTATAGAAATTCGGAAACCCGCCCTACTAAGTACAGTAAACTACCCAAAAAATAAAAAGGCTTCGACAGGAGGTGATACTAACATGGAGTTATCTTACACACAAAACAAATTGCAATTTAACAGACCGTCATTTAAGGACGAACTTAAAGATAAGCTTGGAACAGTTTGCTGTAACTGTGGAAGTAATTTGGATGTAGAGTATCACCATGTAGTTCCTTTGGCATTGGGAGGAACAAACAATATAGGGAACATTGTACCTCTTTGCCATGTTTGCCATCAAATTGCACATGGATCATTAAACATAAGGGTCATAAAAAGAGCGGAGAAAACAGGAAGACCTAAAATGTTGCCGGTATCAAACTATTTAGAAATTTTAGAGGAGTACAAAACTGGAAAGATAGGCAAGAAAGAATGTGAGCAAAAACTAAACATTTCCGGTGGAAACAAGCTATCTGACAAGTGGTACTACAAAGAATACCTGAGAGACAATCACATCAAGGTTATAAAGAACCGAGTAGATATGCTTAGTATTCCAAAGTGCCAGAAAGTGGATCATTCTGCAGAACCGATTGCAAGAGTTATTTATGATGACGGACGGGAAGAAAAGTTTTACAGAGAATGTGGATGATTTTTAAAAAATTCTCAAAAATAAAAAAGACCCTTAGGAGGTGTACCACATGATTTTCATTTACATAGTTTTAGCATGGATACTGTTTCAATTACAAGCTCCTGTATGGGTATATATCCTGTTCATCATCGGAGTATTTTTAAGAGCAGTAGTCACTGGTAGAGATTAAGCGTATGCAGATATTTGGGAAAGAGATAAAAGACGAATGTTCAAAATGCGGTGAAGTCCTGCAATGCGAATTATTTCTGCAAGGCCACGGAATCAAGAGAGACCGTGAGAACGTTACGGAAATGGTTAGCTGTCAGATGGAGCACCAAAAGAGCAGACTTGATAAAGAGCCTAAAGAAGATTTGCCAGTTAAGGAGAAATGTGAATTGCCACCGGAGATTAAAGAGATATACACAGAGGTTTGGAAAATTCATAAAGAGTGCGCTAATCCGAAAACGGATGATGACTGGTCGTATCTTATCCGGCAGGGCAATTTGCTGATTAAAATACATAACAATAGCCAGTTTGCTAAAGCACTGGTAATGGCAATGATCGATGAAATTGAAGGAAGGACGAAGAAAAAATGCTTGGATTCATGATTTTAAAAATAATGACAACGTTGGTATTGACAGTTTTAGCAATATCTGCTTTATGGTATGCTCCAAAACAGAAAACAGCATCAGACGGAGTTATTTTATTTGCGTTCGCAATGTTCCTTGCATTTGGAATAACTTTCGCGTGGGTATAGCCTATGTGGTTACCGGAGATTATGCGAATTATCCCATATCACAATTTTGAATGGGTTAAATTCATAAAGCCATTGTTATTGCCGAATATCCGGTGTTGTGTTGGCATTGGATATGTGGCAGAGAAATCAAGGCATCAAGAGTGTATGTAGCCTGTGTGTGGGAAACGAAAAATGGAATAATGCGTTTGACAACACAAAGTTTTTCAAAGTACCGTACACAGGCGTGACAATTTTTTTTAGATAAAGATAGGGTGTTTCACAAAAATAATCCGGGAGCAGATGGTCTCTCTCCCGGAGTTTAGGGCTATCGCCAAGCGGTAAGGCACAGCACTTTGACTGCTGCATTCCCAGGTCCGAATCCTGGTAGTCCTGTTTCGCAGATGTTTTCTTCTTTCGGTCTTTGCCATCTGCGAATTGTCTTCCATACTTTTCCATTGGAGACACTCCTTTCCCCTCATAGCGGAATGCTGTTAAGAGCCGTCGCAAGGCTCGTGAGGGTTTTCCACGTAACCGCTTGAAGCATTGCAACCATATAGCGGTGAAAAACTTTATCTGCGTCGATAAGACGATACCGTGATTGCAATAATCGGTAGGTAGCAGATAGGTGTGCCAGAAGTTTAGTCGTGGTTATACGGCACAGGTTTTGGGGAAATGCGCATAGTGGCGATTGCAGCGGTCTGTAAAACCGTGACATTAGAAACACCGAAGGTTCGACTCCTTCTTTCCCCACGATGTCGGATCGCAACCGACTAGCAGGTAACTGGCGGATGCCCTGCGAAAATAAAAATAGCCATAAGTGTTGCGCTGTGTCAGCGCCTTAAATGTAGGCATACAGCTTATGGAAACGCACATTGGGATGTAGCGCAAATGGAGAGAGCAACGGGCTTCTAAGCCGTGGGGTATGGGTTCGAGTCCCATCATCCCAATAGGTGTTGTTGCAAGTACACTCCGAGTATGCTTATTACAGAAGCATAGGGGATAAATACACCGGTTAATGTTTTATCTCATGGGAACTTGATAGAGCCGCTTGCGGCTGACTAAAAGATCCTTGGGTGGTGATAACCAAGTAAAAAACCACCGATACGCAGATATGGTGTAATGGTAACACAGTAGCTTGCTAAGCTATCCAGCAGAAATGCTGTCAAGGTTCGAGTCCTTGTATCTGCGCTAAACTTACGACAATCAACCTGGGAAAAGGTTTGCCGTAAGCGGTATAGAAAGTCCGCATGAGATTGTACAAAGTAGTGGCAAAAGCAATTTCGGATATAGCAGTTCCACTACACTGCTATATTCGCCGTATGTCCGGGTGGTGAGGGAGCGGTATTGAAAACCGTTGGCTGTAAAAGGCTTGCAGGTTCAAATCCTGTGTACGGCGTTTATCTTTATCTCCACTTAGTCGGGTACTACTGCAATAGTTCAGGTCGATGGGAGATGTATGGATAGTAGTTGCTCATTATCGGTCAACGAAAAACACTTCTGCGAGTAGAATTTGCAGATTCAAAAGTAGTCGTACATTGTTTGGGTCGGGTGGGTTCAACTCCCACGGCAACTATTCCCTAGCTAAAACGTAAGCCACATATGTTTAGCGAAAACAAAGCCTATGAAGTAGAGAACAGACAAGACTGTGAGATTGTGGATAGTCAGTGACAAGTAGGTGGTGCACATTTGGTTATGGCAAGCGCAAGCCATAAAAGGTTTTACGGTGCGATACCATGCATAGCTTCAGTGGAAGAGCGGCATCCGCATAGGATGTGTGTCGGCGGTTCGATTCCGTCTGCATGGGTTACGGAGGAATTTTGCATGAATGGATTTCACCTTATTCTTCAAGATTGTTGTCAGTATTGTAAAGATTTTGAACCAAAACTGATACAAATGAATATAACAACAGTATCTGACAAAAGCGAAAAATACTTAAACAACATTACTTGCGAAAATCTTGATAAATGTGAACGGTTAATGGAGAGGTTGAAAAATAAGCATGTGTAAATTTTGTAAAAACTGGCATGACGAAAATACAATCTGCGGAGAATACATTAAAATTCATAAATGTGCGAATGAAACAGAATTGACAGAAGCACAGATTTTGAAGAATTTCGGAGACAATAAACCCGCCATTGTTATTTTTGCAAATACAGCGGCTATGGGATATTTCAATATTGAGTTTTGCCCGATGTGCGGAAGAAAGTTGGTGGAAGAATGAGCATGACAGCAGTAATTGAGAGCATAGAACGTGATGCGTTTCGACAGGTCACACCTAAAAACATCGGGAATATTGAAGATATAAAAATTGAATGCGCAACGCTGGGAGATGAGCCGGTTATTATGGCTAATTCAAAGGAAGACGAGGAAACTTTGAAAAAATGTTTTTATGCAAAATTGTCCGAACATCGTTGTAGCAAGTGTAACCGCCTTTTAGGCAAATTCAACGGACAGGCTGAAATCAAATGCCCGAAGTGTGGGAAAATCAATAGAATTGGGGTGAATCTTGGATGAAAATTATAAAACGACACAAATTAGTAGCACCGACCAAAAGATTAACCTGCGATAAATGCGGTTCGATATTTGAGTTCGAGAAAAGAGAATGCGATGCAACTGACATAATGGGTGTAATGCATGATGGTCTTGGCAGTTACAATATCAAGTGCCCTGTATGTGGGAAACGGTCGTATTTTGATTGGAAGTAAATTGAATATTTAGAGCACCAGTCGTAGAGTGCCTACGCAGAGAGCCAAATTTCCAAAATTTTAGGAAAGGAGGCTCTTTTATATTGGCAAGTCAGAGCCTTATATCGGCAGTAAACAGCTATGACAATTACATACAGCGCAAGGGAATTGATGAACAGGTCATTGATGCGTACATAGATGCTTTGGCGGTTGCTTTCCGGTCAGAACATGATGTTAAGTACGGATTACAGCAATCAGCAAAAGCAAAATCTTACATTGCACAATATGTCAAGGATAAGACCGGCGGCAGAGTTGCAGACCTGGAAGTTTACGCAGGGGATAACAATACTTCATACAAGGTTTTGGAACAATTTTACAGTTCTCTCATGTATGAATCTGCTTATCTTGTGGATAGCTTTTTCTATTACATCGAAATTGACGAAAAAGATCCGTGGAAGAGGTTCTATTTTCCGAGAAGACAGGTTCTAAAGCCGGTAGTCGGAGCATATCAAGAGATTTACGATGGCAAACTGGATTTCTTATCAGTTTCACAGCCGAAACGTACTGGGAAAACCACCGGAGGACTAAAACTGGCACAGATGATGGGCGGCAGAGACCCGGACGGAAGCATTTTCGGTGTAGGAAAAGGTGAAGGACTGGTGAAGAGATTCTACGGCGGTCTTTTACAAGGATTTGAGACTGAAAGTACCTATCAGAGGTTTTTGAGCGTTTTTCCGGAAGCTACAAAAATAAGCAAAGATGGATACAAGAGCGCAGAGAATCTGTCCATAGACCTTAAAAGCAAGAATATCTTTCCAACATTTACTTGCCGACCTATTGATGGCGCAATCGTAGGTTGTACCGAAGCAAACGTGCTTGTCTATATTGATGACTGCGTAAAAAATCATGAGGAAGCAAGAAACAGAGACCGATTAGAGTTCCTGTGTGAAAAGGTCACAGATGATGTTTTGGGACGTAGATTAGAGGGTACACCCATTATTATCCAAGGAACAAAATACAGCCTGTATGACCCTATTACAGCACTACAGAATAAGGCTGATGAACTTGGATGGAGATGGAGAGAAGTTGCGATTCCGGCACTTGATCCGGTCACGGACGAAAGTAACTGGGAAATTTACAGAAAGGACAAGCAAGGTCTTAGAAAAATATTTACTACGGACTATTACCGGAAAGAAAGAAAACTTGTTTCCGAAGAAACCTGGGCGGCAGAGTTCCAACAAGAGCCATACGAAGCAAAGGGAAGAATGTTCTCTGAAAGTGAGTTAAATTATTTTGAGGAACTTCCAGTTGACAGAGAACCGGATGCAATCATGGCGGCTTGCGATAGTGCCGACAAGGGAGAAGATAGCTGTGCTATGCCAGTCGGATATGTGTACGGTAACGAGGTATATATTGTTGATGTGGTATTTGATAATGCAGGAACACAGTTCACAAAGCCTGAATGCGCAAATATGCTTATTAAGCACAATGTTAAAACAGTCACTTTTGAGAGCAACAGTGCCGGAGAATATTTCGGTCGTGATGTTATGGACATTGTAAAGTCACAGGGAGGAAGATGTAGCGCAAGGTTTAAGTTTAACTGTTCCAACAAAATTACGAGAATGGAAAATGCAAGAGATAATGTAATTCGTGATTACTATTTTCGTGATTTCAAGAAAATGGACAGGCAGAGCCAGTACTACAAATTCATGAAGGAATTAACCACTATGACACGTAGCGGAAAAGTAAAACACGATGATGCGCCGGATAGCATTGCACTGTTTGAAAATGAGATGCGTAGCGGATACATAAAGCCAACAGTAATTTTGTCAAGCCCTATATAGGAGGTAAATCAAATTGTGACCAAAGATTGTTTATTTTGTGGGAAAAACGTTGAAAAGAAAAAATATGTCTGCGAAGAATGCGAAAATAAAATAAAAAAGTTAAAGCAAATCACAAGGATTGATGATGCTGCTTTAAAAATGAAAAAAGCACATAAAAAGTATTTGCATAATGAGTATGATTATGAAAAAGAGAAAGAAATAATTGCAGAAAAAATTATCAGCAGAGGATTTTCTTTTAATAGTAAAGATGAGGTTTGCTTTGCACTACAACTTGAAAAAGAAAATATAGAATATATACCAAACTACAAAATAGAAAACTATCAAGTTGACTTTTTCTTGCCTAAAATCAAGAAGATTGTAGAAATAGATGGTGAATTATACCACACAGATGAAAGCAAAGATTATTTTAGAGAAAGAGCAATAATGCATTTTGTAGGAGAAGAGTATGAGATTATCAGGATACCTGCAAATGATGTGCAAGAAGTAACCATTGGAGACATACCGGAAATGCTTGATTATATAAAAGAAAAAAGATTAACTGATCACAGATTCAGAGATACAAGGTATGATGAAGTTTATTTACTAGGTTATTTAAGGGAAAAAAGAAAGAGGGGAAAAAACAGATGACAACAAAAGAATATTTAGGGCAGATAAGCCGCCTTAATCGGATGATAAATAATAAACTCACAGAAATCGCACAACTCAAAGATATGGCGGTAAGCATATCTGCTCCGCAAAGCGGTGAAAGGGTACAGACTACACCGAATTTTGACAAAATAGGAACAAAATATGCCAAAATTGATGAAATGGAACGGAAAATAGATGGAATGGTGGACGAACTTGTCGATAAAAAAGAGAAAATCATACAGCAGATAGACAGCATGGAAGATGAAAACACATACAATATTCTGTTTGCAAGGTACATTGAAAAGAAAACTTTTGAAGTGATTGCAACAGAAATGAAATATTCATGGAGACAGGTTGTAAGACTTCACGGAACTGCATTGAAACAGTTTGAAAAGAAATACGGAGAAGGATATTTGAATGAATGATGTCATTGAATGTCATATATAAAAAATGGTAATGTTAAACTGACGAAAATATTTAAGATGCTTTCTAATCCTCCTAAAAGGCAAACAGCCGGGAATACCGTCTACGTTATGTGGGCGGTATTTTTGTGCGCAGAAAAGAGGTATTTATGATTTTTAACCAAAAAATTAGAGTGTACTGTCCGGGATGCGGACGGTTAGTCGGTGAATGCAGTTCAAAATCACACATCGACAAGACATATAAGTGCCGGAATTGCAATAAGATGGTCGTTTACCATACGGAGACAGGAGAACGTGAGATCAAGAAACTTCCAAAAAGAGATCAGAGCAGCGGAATGACATTTATGTAGGTGATAAAAATGCAAACTGGAAGAATTGTACTTTATACGGATGTAGAAGAAATTACATACAAAAATGTCATTGACGTTTTGAGGAATGCCATGACAGACCATAGGGTAAATGCAGCAAGAATTAGATACCTCATGGAGTATGATGAAGGAAATCAGCCACTTAAAAGAAAAAAGAAAGTAAGAACAGACATTGATTGCCATTGCGTAGATAATGTGGCAAATGAGATAACGGAATTTTGGAGTTCATTCGGCTTCGGGAATCCTATTACGTTGGTTCAGACTGGAGATGCAGAAGATAAAGAGATTGCAGAGGGAGTAAAAAACCTTAATAAGCAATACAATCTTGTAAAAATCAAAACAAAAACACAAGAAATTGCTAGACCTATGTTAATAGGTGCTATTTGCAATGTTTTAATCGACGTAAATACAGAATGGAAACCTGGGAAAGCATATTTTACATATGATGTACTTAATCCAATGACTTCATTTGTTATCAAGTCAAGCTATTACGCAGATCGAAGAACAATGCTTGGAGTAACATTCCGGCATGATAAAAACAGCGGAAGTACATACTACACTTGTTACAGTAAAGACAGCAGATACGAAATTAGGGATATGAACAAAATCATCAATTGCGATGCTGTTGAAGATGATGCTAATAAATGGAAACACGAAGAAAGAAGCGGAGAAAAAAATCCTTTAGGAGTTGTCCCTATTGTTGAGTATTTCCGGTCTTATGATCGTATGGGAGTGTGGGAGCGGCAAATTTCCGAAATGGATAATTTGAATCTTATGATTTCGGATTTCTCCAATGATGTTGACCAAAATACACAAGCTATATGGCACACGAATGATGTTGATTTTCCTACTGTTGAGGAAAAAAACGAAGATGGTACAGTTACAGAAAGCGTAAGAAAGCCAAAGTCTGGTGAATGGATGCAAACATATACGGCATCCGATGGAAAAACACCTATTGTAGAAGCACTTGCTGTTAATTATGACTACGAAGGAATGCTTAACAATATACAAGTGCGAAGACAAACAATCTTGCAAAAGTGCAATGTGCCGCAAAGAAACGATAATTCTGGTGGCAGTACTGGTGTCGCAATGAGTGATGCTACAGGGTGGAGTCATGCAGAAGCAGCGGCATCAAAACAGCAAATGATTATTGATTCGTGCAAAATGGAAGAGGTTGAGGTTGTGTTAGCAGCTATCAATGCATCTTCCTATGTTCCGCAAGATGACCCGATGAGGAAACTTACAATAGCGGATTTAGAGCCAAACATCAAACGCCAAAAAACGTACGAAATGTCAACGAAGGTGAATGCAATGGCTACTATGCTCAGTCATGGATTTAGTCTTGAAGATACTACTGATTCCATCCCGTTTTTCGATGATCCAAGCAAGGTATGCAGCAGAAGTGGAGAAGGAGTTCGCAAATACCAAGAAACTATTTATAAAACAAATAGCCAAAATGCTGGAGAAGGTGGGGATGGAGAAAAAGAACCAAATTCGGAAAGGACAATGCAAGACTTGTCAGACCAAATTTCTAACAGCCCTTTAATTGATAAGAGCCGTACAGACAAATAAATATCATGATATCAAGCCATTGGGTTTTCCCAGTGGCTTTTTATATGCCTTACGTCAGAGAAGACGTTAATCGCAAGAACTTAGAGAAAAAGTATAAAGAGCAAGATTAAGAAAGAATGAGGTAAAAATCATGGCAGATGTAACCACACAGACAACAGAAACACAAACAACAGAAGTTAGTGGACAACAGATTGAAGGCAAACAGCCTACTGTTGAAGAACTCATGGCGCAACTTGCTACGGAAAGAGCTGAAAAAGAGAAGTATAAAAACAGATCTGATAAAGCTAGTTCGGAAGCAGCAGAGTACAAGAAACAACTTCGATCGAAGCAGACTGCGGAAGAGCAGGAAGCGGAAGCAAAAGCAGAAGCACAGAGAATTGCGGACGAAGAAAGAGAGTCCATGCGAAAGGAACTTAACCACATTAAGGCAGTAGCTGCCTACAAGGGAGTTTCTGAAAAATCTGTTGAAAAGTTGATTGATGCGGTTTCGGAATCTGACCATACCGCAATTGCAACTATTATTGAAAACGAAAAAAAAGCGGCAGTAGCAGAAGCACAGGCTGAATGGATGCGCACAAGACCAAGAGTGAATATCGGTGGCGGCGAATACTCTGGTATGACCAAAGATCAGATTATGGCAATTCCGGACAGAAATGAGCGTAGACGTGCTATTGCAATGAACCAAGATTTATTTAAGGAGGTATAAACTATGGCAGCAGAAAACAATCTGATTAAGAAAGATGACCTTGCAAAAGCAAGAGAAATTGAGTTCGTAAACCTTTTTGGGTATTCCATTAAAAAGTTGGTAGAAGCCCTTGGAGTAACCAGAAAAATCCCTAAGGCAGCAGGAACCATGTTGAAGTCCTACAAGGCAGTAGGAACTCTTCAAGATGGACTGGTTGCAGAAGGAGATACCATTCCTCTTTCTAAATACAAAACTGTACCCGTCAACTATGAAGAGATTACTTTGAAGAAGTGGAGAAAAGCCACTTCCGCAGAAGCCATCATCGAAAAGGGGTACGATCAAGCGGTTGTAATGACTGGCGACGAAATGCTGAAAGATGTGCAGAAGGGAATCCGTAAGAACTTCTTTGATTTTCTTTCTACTGGCACAGGCTCTGCTTCTGGAAAGACTTTCCAGGCTGCACTTGCACAGGCATGGGGACAGTTACAGGTGCTGTTTGAAGATGATGAAATTCAAGCAGTATACTTCATGAATCCGCTGGATGTGGCAGATTATCTGGCAACCGCACAAATCTCTTTACAAAATGCTTTTGGCATGACCTATGTAGAGAACTTCCTTGGACTTGGCACTGTTATCTTTAACAGTTCTGTACCAAAGGGAAGCATCTATGCAACCGCAAAAGATAATATTGTTCTGTACTACATTCCTGTAAACGGTGCGGATCTGGATGAAGCATTCACTTTTACTTCTGATGCAACCGGATATATTGGAATCCATGAAACGCCGGATTATGACAACATGACCTGTAAGGACACTGTCATTTCTGGCATTGTTCTTTTCGCAGAAAGAATTGACGGCATTGTAGTGTCCACAATTACAGGAGATAACACTCTTGGTACATTGACTGTTACCAGTATTGCAAGCGCCACAGATAATGGTAAAACAAAGATTACTGTAAGCCCTAGCAAAGGCGCAGGTAACTCTTATAAGTACAAGATTGGAGAATCCGCTCAAACTGTAACTTATGGAAAATCTGTACAGACGTGGGCTGCATGGGACGGTAGCGAAGAGATTACCGCAGAAACTGGAAAGATTATCACCGTAGTAGAATGCGATGGATCTTACAAGGCAGTTAAGGCTGGCAGCAAGGCAGTAGTAGCAAAGGATGAATAAGAGGTAACACATGGCAGAATATACGACTTTGGAGCAAGTAAAAATCCGTCTGAAACAATTTCATATTGATTCTGAAAGTTCCGAGGTCGTGTTTGACCATTTGGAAGAAAATCCTCTTTTGCAACAACTTATTAGTCAGGCAGAAGCAGACATCAGAGCAAAGAGAATGTACCCGGAAAGTTACACGGAAGAGAAGATTGCTGCGGATATGAAACAATTTCAGTCCGTTGTGGTTAATCTTGTCGTGTATGACAGATCGCAAGCCGGTGAAGACTTCATGGCAAGCTATTCAGAGAATGGAGTGTCGAGAAAATGGAGAGACCGTGAGGATCTGTTTGTTGGCGTATTTCCATTTGCAAAGGTATTGTAATTAAAAGAAGATTGTGCGTGACCATATTACTGATTCCGGTAATAAGGTTGCAGGCGGCACACTTTAAGGGTGGTGGGCTGTGTGCCAAAAAATAAACAGTTAGGAGATATGAAGTGAAAGAATTTTTATTACAGACGTATACGATTGTTCTGCCTATTTTATTAGGCTACATCGTCTGGCTCCTAAAGCAGCAAAAGAAAGATAGGGATGCGAACAGCAAGGGAACAATGCTTCTTTTGCGTGTGCAACTTATTGAGTATCACGATAAGTACATGAAGTTGGGAGAAATTCCAAGCTATGCGTATGAAAACTTTGTTGAGATGTACAATGCTTATCATGCGCTTGGTGGAAATGGAATGGCTACCAAAATGTACGAGGAAATCAAAGAAATAAGATTAAAGAATAGAGGTAAAGAATGATGGATTTTTCACAGGTAGGAACTTGTGTAGCAATTGTGGTTATCTGCTATCTTGCCGGTATTGGAGCGAAGCTGATTCCGGTTATTAAGGATAACTACATTCCAGTTGTTGTCGGCATTGTCGGTGGCATTCTCGGAGTAGTAGGAATGTATGTTATTCCGGATTTCCCGGCAAATGATGTGCTGAATGCAATTGCAGTCGGAATTGTTTCCGGTTTGGCAAGCACTGGTGTAAATCAGATTTACAAGCAGGTGAAGAAAGATGCTTGACATTAACAAGCAGGAAATGAAGTACTCACGGCAGGGAGAAAAAGTCACGATTTATGACCGGGACGAAAACGGAGCAATAAAGTACATCGAGATGGACGGAGAAAGGATTCCAGTGGTTTTGAGAGAAACTACTGGATATTCTGAACCCGTCCTTTTTTCTGCCAACATCAGTAATAAGCTGTCGGAAGTACTGGTAAAAGAATTTGGTATTGATGATTCCAGTTCGTATTGTCAGATTGTGACCGACAAGGGCTATTTGCCGATTAAGGCAGGGGATGTTATCTGGAAGAAGTCAGAAGTAGGTCGTGACGATGACGGACTTGTGGACAGCAAGACTGCGGACTATGTTGTCAAAGGCGTTGCAGATGAGGGACTGACAGCAGATTTGTTTTTGTTGCAAAAGACGGTGAAGTGATATGGGAAAGACAATCAACATTAACCTGTTTGACCCAAAGTCCATACAAGCGGCTGTAAAGGCTCTTAGAGACTATGAAAATAGTTTAGAGTATAAATGTAGACTACTGGCAGAAACGCTGGCAGAAAAGGGCGTAGAGATTGCTAGAGTGCAGATTGCTGACCTTGATGCTATCTTTACATCAGAACTTTTGCAAAGCATTCATGCGGAATACGTTGGCTCTGTAAAGGGTGGCGGTGTTTGGTCGGTGGTTGCCGGTACAGACCATGCGCTTTTCGTTGAGTTTGGTACTCTTGGTAGCATTGGTGGAAAGAAAGAATATCCATATCCTTTGCCGGAAGGTGTTACATGGAAATACAACTCCGGTAAAACAATTCGGCAAGCATTACAAGACATTGAAGTGCATGGAAGCACTTATGTGAAAGCCGGAGAATACTACTGGAGTTATATCGGAGATGACAGAAAACTTCATATAACAAAAGGTATGCCTTCAAGACCTTTTATGTACCTGACTGCAATAGAACTTCGTAAAATTGTATTACAGACAGCAAAGGTGGTGTTTGGAAATGGCGGTTAATGAATATCAATGGGTATCAGACTTCAAAGTCAAGATTGCATCATACTTAAAAATGAAGATACCACAGAGCCATCCTAAAGCTTATGTGACGGACAAAAGTAAGGATTTGTCAGACCCTACATTCCCTACGGTGTACTTTCATGCTATGCCGTTCACAGAGACAGGACAAGACCTTGAAGCACGTTCTGTTAATGGAATCACAGCATCATACCAGGTGGATGTGATAACCAACAAAAGCCAGGAAGAAGCCGAAGCTATTATGGCTACGGTTGCTGGACTTTTCAAACGTCTGCGATTTCAAATAACTTCCATGCCGGAGTTTAATAATACTTCGCAGGACACATACAGAAGCACTGCACGGTTCAGAAGAAGTGTAGATGCTGATGATATATTGTAACTATTGACAGAGCCGAAAGGCTCTATTTTTTATGCAAAATTGGAGGTAAATATGGCTACTGGTTTAAAATCAAGAATTGCCTATAAAGAGCCTAGTTCTAGTGCCGCTGCTGGTGAGTACTGGGCAGGAACGTACAAATTGCTTATGAGAGCAAAAAGTATTCCTTCACCGTTCGGAAGTCAGAACATGGTGGATACTTCTACACTGGAAGATTTGGTAGAGACGCAGGAAATGGGTCGTAGAGCCGCTAACAGTATGGAAGTGCAAGGAGCATTTGAGAAAAAGTACAAGGATGAAATGGTGACAAACGAGGGAAAAAAACTCGATTTTATCATCCTGTATGGAACTGACGGAAAAGGTTCAGAGGGTATTTGCGCATTTATCGGTCAGGAAAGTTTTGCACCGGACGAAGCAACAGACGATCATCTGACCGGAACTGCTACGATTGCACAGGCTACTGTACCAAAGTGGATTGAAGATAATTACACTGTTGCAGTAACCGAAGACGAAAACGGTTATCCCACAGCAATTACACTGACAAAAAAATAGAAAGTCAGTCAGAAACAAATAACACTGCCGTGGCTGACAATGATGAAACGGTAGACGATACATTGATTTAAGCAAAAGAGAGCCGTCTTCGGGCGGCTCCTTTCCAACAAAAGGTTGGGGAAAGGATAAATTATGCTGAAAGTAAAATTTGGAGAAAAGGAACTGAACATTAAATTCGGTTACGAAGCAACCGTAAAGAACAACATTATTAAGAAGCTGGCAAACCTTGAAAAACAGGAAGACGGCATTGAATCCGTGAATAACATCCTCATGTTACTGCCGGAACTGATTCTTGTCGGTTTGCAGAAATTCCATTCTGATGAATACGGTTTTGACCCTTACAACAAAGAACAGAAAGAAGCAAAGTTAAGCGAGGTTTATTCCATGCTTGATGATTATTTCGATTCTGATGAATCTGACATTCAGAAGTTGTTTGCTGATGTGCAAGGAGAGTTGCTTGAAAACGGTTTTTTAGCGAAGCTCCTGAAACAGGAGCAGGAGAAAAACTCCAAGAAAGCACCGGAGAAGTCAGAGAACTAACATGGGAAATATACTGTAAAGAGGTACGCCCTATGTGGCTATTATGCACAAAGGGATACGGATTAACAGTAAAAGATATAGATTCTTCCTGCCCTGCAGATTTAGAGCCTTATGCAGAAGCGTATAAGTTAGAAATGAAGCAGAGAGACACGGAGATGTGGTTTTGGTTTGGAAATTATGGTATATCTGCATTTGGTGTAGCAATAGACCATTGCTTTAGCAAAAATGCAAAGTCAGAGTATATCAAAAAGCCAATTATGGAAGAAATCAAAAAAGAGCCGGCTTATAAGGAATCCAACGAAGAAATTGCAATATGGGAAATGAAACAGAGAATCAAAGCATTAAGAGAACAAGGGTTGCCGGAAAGCCCGGATTAAGGAGAAACAAACATGAGTTTAACAGGAATTGATGTGTCCTCATACCAGGGGACGATTAACTGGTGGGCGGTAAAACAGAACGGTATTGATTTTGCTATTTTGAAAGTCATCCGTAAGGATTTGAACCCGGACAAGAAGTTTGAAGAGAACTGGAAAGGTTGTAAAGAGCACAATGTCCATGTGCACGGAGTATATGAATACGGATATATTACAACGGTTGCAAAATCACGATCTGATGCAAGAAGAGTGCTTACTATTCTTAATGGCAGAAAAGTGACAGTATATCTTGATGTTGAAGATGCCGTTATGAAAGGTCTTGGCAAAAATATTATTTCCATTATCAATGCTTACGGCAAGGTTATTACTGATGCAGGATTACAGTTCGGTGTATACACTGGGGAAAGTTTTTACAAGACATACATTAAGCCTTATGGCGGTGTGAGTTATCCCATGTGGATCGCACGGTACGGCAAGAATAACGGCAAGTGTGATGTGAAGTATCAACCGCAAGTACCGAACATGGTAGGATGGCAGTATACTTCTAAAGGGCGTGTAGGCGGCATTGCAGGAAATGTGGACATGAATGTATGGTACAAGGAGTTAGATGCCGTATATGAGGATTCTACAAGATATAGAAACCCTTATACAGAGCCGGAAAGACTTCTTTATTACAAGCGTCTGGCAATGATGAAGGGAAATGATGTCAAGTGGGTGCAGTACGAACTTGTAAGGAAAGGCTTTATGCCGTCTGTAAATGCGAAAGGTAAGACGAACATTGACGGATATTTTGGAAAAACCACTTCTGATGCAGTAAAAGCATTCCAAAAGAGTGTTGGAATCACTGTAGATGGAAAAGTCGGTGCGGTTACAAGGGCATATCTCAAAAAGTAATTTTAGGAGCGGTAGGTGTCACAGCTTACCGCTCTTTTTCTTGGAAGTGGCAGACACTTCCTTTTTTATTGCGGTAAAGGCGGTGCGATATGGCAGATATTGATAATCTTCAAATAAAAATCAGTGCGGATGCGAACAAAGCCAAAAATGCACTGGATAAACTTGCATCAAGTCTTACGAATTTTCAGAGAAGCTTGTCTATTGATACATCCAAACTGACAAGCATTTCTAATAGCATACAGAGTATCGCAAATGCCGCCAGTTCCATGAATACAAGCGGTATTAAAAATATCTCCACACTGACAAATTCCATTAACAGAATGGGGAAAATAGATGCAAGTGGATTAAGCAGAATTTCATCTGCACTGAAGACATTTTCTGCTGACATGGCAGGAACTAAAGTAGATGGAGTAGGGGATATTGCGAGCATAGCATCTTCGATTTCAAGACTTGGAGGTGTGGCATCCGGCAGAGCAATCACGAACATTCCTTTGCTGGCAAAGAATTTGAAGCAGTTATTTACAACTCTTTCAACCGTTCCAAATGTCAGTGAGAACATTATCCGAATGACAAACGCACTGGCAGGACTGGCATCTACCGGTGCAGCATCCGGGAGAGCCGCAAACTCTTTAGGACGTAATCTGAACACCTATACGGTAAGCGCAAGAAGAGCCACGAAAAGCACATTCAGTCTTGCTGCGGCTTTCGGCAGATTCTACGCAACATATTTCCTTGTGATCCGTGGAATTAAAAGTCTGTGGAAGTCCATAGAGGGAACTACGGACTATATCGAAGCATTTAACTACTACACGGTAGCATTTAACAAAGTAGGAAAGGAATGGGGCAAGGATTTTGAAAAATTCGGTTACGACAACGCAGAGGATTATGCGCAGAGTTTTGGAAGCCGTGTAAATGAACTGCTTGGTAAAATGTCCGGTCTGAAAGTAGATGTAGACGGTGGATTGATTTCTGAAAGCGGAATGAAGAACCTGGGACTGAATTTACAGGAGATTACGCAGTACGCTTCACAACTTGCATCTATTACCAACTCTTTAGGGCAGACCGGAGAAGTCACTACGGCAATTTCAAAGTCTATGACAATGCTTGCCGGTGATATTTCCTCCCTGTTTAACGTGGATTTTAGTACAGTTGCAACAAACTTACAGTCCGGTTTGATCGGTCAGTCAAGAGCACTGTATAAGTATGGTATTGATATCACGAATGCCACCTTACAGACTTATGCTTACAAATACGGCATTGAAAAGGCTGTATCTGAAATGTCACAGGCAGAGAAACAGCAGTTGCGTTTACTTGCAATCTTAGACCAGTCCAAAGTATCATGGGGAGATTTAGCGAATACAATCAATTCTCCAAGTAATATGATTCGCCAGTTTACTAACAACGTAAAAGAAGCTGGTATGGTACTGGGTCAGTTGTTTATTCCGGTATTGCAGAAAGTACTTCCTGTTATTAACGGTGTCGTAATTGCGATTAAGAGACTGCTTGTTAGTGTTGCAAATTTACTGGGAATCAAGATTGACTTTTCGTCATTCGGTCAAGGTGTATCCGGGTACAATGAAGAGTTGGAAGACACGGCAGATGCACTGGATAAAGTTGGTACAAGTGCAAAAAATGCAAAGAGCGGAGTACGTGAATTTGACAAACTGAAAGTTATTTCAACTCCAAAATCCAGTGGTTCCGGAAGTGGCGCTGGTGGAACAGGAATTGACCTTACCAAGGAAATCATGGATGCTACTGCAGAGTACGAAAAAGTATGGCAGGAAGCATTTGACAAGATGCAGAATACAGCTCTTGGCTGGGCTGATAAGATAGAAAAACTTCTTGAGCCTGTGAAAAAGTTATTCAAAGATTTATTCAATGGTGATTTCTTCGAAGCAGGACAAGATTTATCCGGTATTGTCACAGGGATATTTAACTGGATGTCCGATGCTATTGCATCTGTAGACTGGTATCAGATTGGTCAAAACATAGGACAGTTTCTTGCTGGTATTGACTGGACTGCTGTATTTACATCTGCCGGAAACTTTATAGGACAAGCAATTACAGCGGCAATCGAACTGTGGAAAGGAAGTTTCGATGCTGCACCAATCGAAACCACGATTCTGACAGCAATAGGACTTTTAAAATTCACTGGCTTGGGAGATATTCTGTGGAAAGCAATAAAAGATTCTATTGTCTTGTCAATGGGCGGTAAGGCAGGAGCAGGAATCGGAGAAACAATTCTCGGAAGTCTATTAGGAACTGGAGCGGCAACAGGAGCAGGGGGAGCGGCAGCAGCAGGAGCAACCGGATTGTTTGGTGGTATTAGTGCAGGAGCAGTAGCGGCAACAGCGGCTATCACAGCGGTTGTAGCAGGACTTGCGCTTGTATATGCGACAAACGAGGATGTTAGAAATAGTTTCAAGGAATCAATTTCAGCCATTGCGGATAACCTAACTCCTGCAATGGAGTTTTTGACAACAACGGTTATACCAGATTTACAGAATGCATGGACAGGGCTTGTAGATGTGCTTACTCCGATAGGAGAATTTTTGAAGACTGCATTCACAAGCATATGGCAGGATATGCTAAATCCCGCATTAAAATATGTTGGTGAAGAAGTGCTTCCGAAATTGCAAAGTGCTTTTGAAAATCTTTGGAATGGAGTGCTTGTTCCGTTTGGAACATTCCTTGGAAATATCTTAAAGCCTGCAATTCAAATTGTTACTGATATACTTACGGTACTTTGGAAAAATGTAGTAGTTCCTTTGGCACAAGCATTAGGAAGTGTTTTAGGAGCTGCATTTGATGCGATAGTCGATACCATGAATTTTCTGGTAGAACAAGTAAAACCAGTAATAGAAGTATTCAACTTCTTATGGGACAATGTTTTATCTCCCATAGTCACTCATTTGTGGGAAGATTTAAAACCTGCTTTTGAAACTGTTTTTAACGCAATAGGTAATATTATCAAAAACCTTGGAACAAAATTAAAAGGACTAATTAATTTTGTTTCCGGTGTATTTACTGGAAACTGGAGAAAAGCATGGGACGGAATAAAAGACATTTTCAAAGGAACATTTAACAACCTTGTATCCATAGCAGAGGGATGCGTAAATCTGATTATTGATGGAATAAACGCTTTTATTGATGGTTTTGGTCTGATTAGTGGCATATCTGAAGCTATAGGAATAAGTTTCAAGCCAGTGCAAATACCTAAAATAAGTATTCCTCGATTTGATACCGGTGGTTACGTTCCAAGCCGATACACGATGTTCATGGCAGGAGAGAACGGCGTACCGGAGATTGCCGGGACAGTAGGCGGCAAGACAGCGGTTGCCGGTGGAGTTGAAATCACTGGAATCAAAGATGCCATCAATTCCACGGCACAACAGGAAATTGCACTTCTGAAACAGAATAATCAGCTACTGCAAGGAATCCTTGAAAAAGAGTTTGGAATAACAACCGATCAAATTGGAATTGCAGCAAGACAATACGGTCAAGAGCAATTTAACCAAAAACACAAGAATGTATATGTATTTTAACACAGACAGCACTCTGGATGGGTGCTGTCTATTTTTATGCAATGAGGCGGTGAGCGTATGTCAGCATATCAAGGATGGCTTTTAAAAATTGGAGATTACGTTATTGACCAGTCAAGATTTATAGCCGCTGAAAGTTATCAGCCAGCTGTAAATATGCAGGATGTAGACCCGTGGACTGATGCAAATGGATACGTACATAGAAATGCTGTGGAGCTAAAAGCATTAAGTGTTGATTTTTCAACGCCTGCGATGCTGACGGATGACGATTTGCAAGAGTTACTGTCCGGGATACGAAGAAACTTTATTGATGCAACGGAACAGGGATGTAATATCACGGCATACATTCCATTTTTAGGTCAATATGTCACACAATATGGATATATGGCTGATATAAAGCCTACAATCTACGGAACTTATGACGGAGAGATTAAATACAATCAGATAGAGTTTTCATTTGTCGGAGGTGTAGCGAATGAGTAACTATACCTATGCGGATTTGTTTAATAAAAGCGCATCCAAAAAGGAAATCACGATTGAAACAGATGATAAGTCTGTAAAAATCACCAACAGCGAAATCCATTTTGAACAGTTTGAATTAAAAGAAATACTATGTGATGATGATTACCTTACATTTGGACAGTGCAATGCATCACAGCTGAAATTCAAAATTTCCAACGTGTTCACAAGCATGATTGGGAAACAGATAAATGTTTCTGTTGTGATTAATGGACATACTGAAACACCGTTCATTTTCGGCAAATACCGTGTCGTTTCCGATAAACCAACAGATGATAAGCGTTACAGAAATGTGACGGCATATGACGTTATATACGATATTGGAGAATCAGAAGTATCTTCCTGGTATAACGGGTTGAAATTTCCTCTGACCTTAAAGCAGTTCAGAGACAGTTTTTTTTCATATTTTGGTGTTGAACAAGTAGCAACCACATTACCTAATGACAGCATGGAAGTGGCAGAAACAATAAAACCAAGCGAACTTTCTGGCCAGACGGTCATGGAAGCAATCTGCTCAATAAATGGATGCTTTGGCCACATTAACCATGATGGAAAATTTGAATATGTTTTCCTTAAAGAAATAATATCAGGTTTATATCCACAGAAAGGATTATATCCACAGAAAGGATTATACCCTAGAAAAGGTTCTGAAAAAGAAAAGGTTACTGGTGGAAAATACAAATCAGTTAAATATGAAGATTTTGTTTGCCAAAAAGTTACAAAAGTGCAGATAAGACAATCAGAAAATGATATTGGTGCAGTTTACCCGGATACAGAGATTACCGAGAACGACAACAGTTATATTTTGCAAGATAATTTCCTTGTTTATGGAATGGGTGCAGATGCCCTAGAAACGGTTGCAAGAAATCTGTATGAGGTTATTAAAGTTGTAAAATATAGACCTTATAACTGTGAAAAAATAGGAAATCCTTGTTTGAGCCTTGGAGAAGCAGTCAATGTATATACGGCTAAAGAAATCATAGAAAGCTATGTGTTGAGCAGAACATACAAAGGAATCCAACAACCGACAGACACCATATCAGCAAGCGGAAAATCTCCAAAGTACAGTGAACAGGTAAATGGAATTAACAAAAGTATAATTCAACTCCGTGGAAAAACAAATGAGTTAGAACGTACTGTTGAGGAAACACGATCTGAGATCAAGGATGTAGAGAGCGGATTGGATACGAAAATTACGCAAAATGCAGGAAAAATTGAAGCAGAAGCGAAAAGGGCAACAGATACAGAAGTAGAATTGGCAGCGGCAATATCTTTGCAGGCAGACCAAATCAAATTAAAAGTATCAAAAGGTGATGTCAGTTCTCAGTTAAGTGTTGAAAGTGGACAGGTAAGTATTTCTGGAAACCGTTTTGTATTGGAAGCAGATAACTGTAGCATATCAGCAGATGGAACTATAACAGCTAAAAACGCAGTAATGACTGGTAGTTTTAAGTCTATAGGGGAAGACGGAAGTTACACAGAAGTATCATCAGGTGAAATTAAATTTTATAACGAACTATTGCAAAGCACAGGATCTATAAAAGGATTGGGACAATATCTTACTATTGATGCTTCAATGGTAAGTGTAAGCGGAATTTTAGTGGTAGGAAATGGAGCAACATATGATTCACAATATGTAAAAAACATATCAACAACTTCTCAAATATTGGGCAGTAAGACAGTACTGACAAGTGCCACATTAAGTGTCACAAAAAATTATATAAATGGAACCGTATCAGATGTATCTTTGGTAACACAAACAGCCAATGTTGCTGATTATCCTGGACATAATGTTAATTTTATTACAGGAGTTTCATCACTTGGAGGTTTGCTCACTGCAACATCTGGAATTGTCACACTTATGACGTAGGAGATTTATTATGGTAAAAAAAATATTTATTCTTCAAACGATTATTGGAAAAACAATGAAAGAAGTAATGGAAGAAAGGCAAGAAATTCAGCAATATATAGCTTTTACCATTGGAATTTCCACGTTTACGGAAATCAATGCAACATTGTTTAGCACGGAAGATGGCGATGGTTTTGAAGAGTTTATGAAGCAACTGATTGACATGTCGGATACAGTGGTTGCACAGAGCGGATATGAGGTATCTGAACTGTGCAAAAATCTGTATGCGTATGCAGAAGAGCAAGGAAAAGAAATCTATGTAAGGGAGAATTGATATGGCAGCAAATTTTGAGATTAAGAAATTAAAAAGCAACCTTGTGACAGTATTAAATCAAACACCGTTGCCTATCGAGGTGAAAAGGCTTGTATTGTATGAAGTATATGCGGAGACTAAACAGTTATCAGATATGCAGATTATGAAAGAGGAAAACGAGGTAACCGCAGATGGCAATGAATAAGGTTTATACCAGAATTAACTGGGAAGATTATCCCAGTGAGAACACGGATTTAGATGCATACCATCTTAATCAGATGGATTCTGCTATTGATGCGTTGGACAACCGTATCATATCACAGGATGCCTTAAAAGTAGACAAGTCTTCAATAAACGGAAACATTGCAGACTGGACTATGGACGAAACAACCGGTGTTATTACTATTACAAAATACAACGGTGAAAAAATTATTTTTGACCTTAACATTGAAAAAATACCTGTTGGCTTTTCCATGTCTGATGACGGAATCATTACCATGACTACAGAAGATGGAACACAGTTTACAGCTGATATTGGTTCTATGGTTCCGGTATTAACATTTGAAGATTCTGCAACCATAGCTGTATCCGTGACTGGTACTGGAAAGAATAAGACTTATTCTTTTTCGATAAAAACAGGATCAGTAACAGATGATATGCTTCAGCCTAATTATTTAGCAGATATTAGAGTAGAATCCGCAAATGCATCTGCTTATGCGCAATCCGCAAATGCAAAATCTGTATTGGCTGAATCTTATGCCGTAGGTGGAACCGGAACAAGAGAAGGAGAAGATACCGATAATGCAAAGTATTATATGGAACAAGCAAAACAGCAAACAGGAGGAATACCAACAAAAGTTAGCGAATTAGAAAATGATGTAGGATACATTACAAAAAAAGTTTCTGATTTGACAAATTATTATGACAAAACAAGCGTTGATAAAAAAATAGATGCAATTCCTAAAACGTATTTGACAAACTATTTGACCAAAACTGGTGACGGTAGTAATTTGACTGCGGTGTTTGAAGAAGCAACAACTTTAGAGGAATTAACGACAGGAGAAAAGTTATCATCTATTTTTGGGAAACTTAAACTGGCTGTAAAAAACCTTAAATCACTTATAGGCCTTATCGGAACTACCGATATTTCGACTATTGGCGATGGGACTATCACTGGGGGATTAAGTGATGTAAATGGCAAGTTAATTGCTCCTGACTATCAATCTGCTGTAGCCATACAATCTAATTACACTTGTATAACTAATGGATATGTAATTGGAACAATACAGGGTGCAGTGAATGGCTGGGCATCTATCCGATCATCCAAGAATGCAAATTATTTCTTGGCATTATGTACATCATCAGAAAATCCTATAGCGGTATGTATTCCATTTGCATCCGGAGACTCCGTTATATTTGGATCGAGTGGTACATATAATCTCGCATTTGCACCGGCTAAATAATTATTGACACATATAGACACACGATAGCCTCAATATATGCCCTTTTGATACGGGCTTACGGTTTACGATTGCTGAACCATTGATATAAAAATCATTATAAGTATTATCCTCTGCAACAAAAGCACCAGGATAAGGATTACCTGTATACGTTTGTGGTAGATTACTAACTATAGCGGAGTATGCATCTATATCACTTGTTACCGTTAATGTACCACATCCAATACATATATTACCGATTTTGGTGTATTTGAATATACCAGTGATATTATCATGGGAAGTCGCTTCAGTTGTAGTTTCTAACTTGCTATTTACAGAAGTAGTCATAAAAAATATTTGCGAAATAACAACAAAAAAGAGCATGGTGTAAAAGCCATGCTCTTAATCTATTTATCTGATTCCCCAGTCACCGTCATTATTGACGAAACCAACCACATATCCTATCATGTCATCAATAATGTTTTCCGGGAGTATGCTATTCGGAGACATGAGCGGAACATATCTCCATTTTTTTACACCGTCTTCAATTATATGTGTTTTCACGACAATATATATTCCACCATTACTGGTCACAATACATCGTTCACCGTCTTGAGGTTCACGATCCGCTGCAAGGAGAATAATTTCCCCAGGCAGATAAAACGGCATATAGTAGTCGCACGGAATTTTCACACCGATATAAGCCTTGGATTTTATGTCTTCCGGCAAACTGTCTATGCACATGGGTTCCACAGCATTTGTGGTTGCGATAATTCCATTCATAAGTTGTGGATTAAGAACAGAAATATACTTGTGCGATTTTTCAAGACTGAAATAGATTTTAGCTTGGTGACGTATGAAGTAACGGATAAGGTACAGAGAGTGTTCCGGCAGACTGCGGCATATCTTGACAGATTCCAACATCTTATCTTCCATAGTGCCGCAACCTACCAGTTCATCTACACTGATTCCAAAGGCTCTAGCAAGCGCAACAGCGGTCGATAGCTTTGTGTCGTTAGAATTACCGTATAATAGTGAATTAAGCGTAGAATAAGGCAAATTAGCTTCATCAGCAAGCTTGTAAACCGTCATGTCCGGCTCATTGAGAAATTCATGGAGATTCCCACGAAAACTTAACATATAATTAGTACGGTTGACTGATAGATGTGTCGATATTTCTTTGATTCGGTCTTTTTTCATCATGTTTTTTATCCCCCTTTCACATGATACACTTGTAACATCCCTTGAAACAAGGGACTTCAAGTTCTGGCGAGGGCGGTGTTTATTGGCGTTTTCACCGTCCTCTTTTTGTTGATATTTTACAACAATAAAAGACGTGCGTCAAATATATTGATTGTTTAGAACATATGTTCTATAATGTGATGTATCGCTACTTTAGATTCTGCGGAGAATTAAAGGGGAGAGGGGTGTGGTTACGATGAACGAAAGCAATGAATTTTACAGAGAGGAAATTGCAAGGATACTAAACAATATTCAGATAAACAGAGTTTTGAAATGTATCTATATTTTTGTAAAAGATGTATGGGAGGATGTTAAGCCGTGCGAATAATAAAAATAGACAAAGATATTTGCATTACCGGAGACAAGCCTATCATACTTCAAGATTCTATTTGTGAAATATATTCCATGATATTTTACAAAACAAAGGAATATGAATCAGAGAACGACAGCAGAGAAAAAGAGAGAAAAAGGAAAGAACTGGACGTGCTTTGCAATTCCCTTAATTCTCTTTCTGCTGCCGCAGAAGTTATCAACAAAAGCATGAAATAATTGAAACTATTAGGGCAAATATAGCTATTATGTTAGTAAAAAACCAATCTTTGATTTTCTTCTTATAAGAAATGAAATAAAATTTCCCAGCATCTGTAATTTGAATGTTTGGAAATCCTTCTAAAGTTGATTTTGATGTTGTTATATAATTATTAGCGCATATAATTTCTAAAGTTTTTTCAACAAAACTTTTTGAGTGATATCTTTTTACTTTAGGGTATTTTTCATATAACTTTCTAAGGATATGAGTATAGTTTATAGACAAACCGGTTGAGCAATTATCTTTTATTATATGCATAACTCTATTTATATCAAATCCATATACAATACTCATTATATTTTCCCCTCTCCGACAAGGTTAATATAATTAAGAACTCTATTCTTATTTTCTGTGGACATAGAAAAATACAGTTCTAACGATTCCATCAGATCAGAATCATTTCTTATTTTTCTCAACGCAGAGAAATTTTCATAATCAAATTTACTTTCTCCATAAACCAAATAATCCAAAGATACATTAAAATATTTTGCCATTGCCGTAAGCTTTGAAAGATTTGGATTTGATGCGTTTAATTTTGCAATATATCCAGTAGCGAATCCTAATTCTTTCTCTGCAACGTTTGAAGATACTCCTTTTTCTTTGCATAATTCCTGCACATTTTCTTTAAGCATATTTTCACCTCAATAAGTTCTGAAAAAATCGCAAAACAAAGTATTGACATTCTGAAAATATCGCTTATAATGTAACTAAAGGTTCTGAAAATATCGCAACAAAATAAGGACATTATAAATGCCATTAAAAAATACTTTGTAATTTTCACTCGCAACGAACATTATAGAATATTTTCAGAGGATAGTCAACAACTTTTGGCGAAATATTCAGAACCTTTAATAACAGAAAGGAGGAATAAGGTTGTTATATAACAAAATAAAAGCTATTGCCAAAGAAAAAGGAATATCCATACGCAAAATCGAAGAAGATTGCGGTTTTTCACAGGGAAGTATGTGCAAATGGAATGATATTTCTCCTTCTTGGGACAAGGTTCAAAAAGTAGCTGATTATCTGAATGTAAAGATAAATGCGTTAATTTCAAAATAAGGAAGGAGAAGCAGGAGGAAAAACGTGAAGTCATCAAAAATTGAAATTCGACAGTGTGACGGAGAAGAGGGAATTTTTACAGAAATTCTAATTGACGGTCACAAAATTAACGGTGTGAGAAGTTTCACACTGAAACAGGGGGTCGGGGATGATATTCCTACTCTGACACTTGACCTTAATGCACTTAATTTTGCAACGGATATGAAAGTGTTGCGGGTTATGCAGGAGGGGTTAGGAGAAATTGAAAGCATTAACTTCAAAAAAGAATAGGCTCCCATATTTCAGAGAGGAGAAATAAAATGCAAAGTCAGTTTGAGAGAGAACTTCTCAAAACCTTAAAGAGCATTGACGGCACTCTGAAAAGAATTGAGAAGTCCATGAATGATGAAGAGAAACAGCATACGACCATTTGTAATGCAGTTTCTCATGCAATGAAAGGAGAACATGAATGAAAAAATGGACTTACCGCCAGAAGAGAGATCTTCTTGACAAATTAGAACCTTGGATCACTGCATTGGTTCAACTCATAAGTGCATTGGCTGGGGCGGCTGTCGGAATAGCTATCTGCTACTTTTTCTAAGTGGTATGTGGCAGTTGCAGTTATTAAAGCTACAACAAACGGTATGAGTATATTTCTCAAAAATGAGAGAAATAAATGTTCTTTATAGAATCTTCCTTTTGAAGACAAAGTAAATGTGAACTTTTCACGATTTATGGATGAACTAACTATGGTGAAATATCCCTTTTCCTTTAAGGACAAAAATGCTTGGTAAACATCTTCACCATTGTAATTCCCTATTTCAGACAATGAAATGGAACATTCAGAAGATTTTACAGTTTTCCTAAGTACTTTTCTTTCGATTTTGAGAAGCATATGAAACCTCCAGTTTTTTAGAACATTATACCACAGAAAGGAGAACAATGAACGAATTACAAACATCAAACATAAAAACACCCATTGAGATTGCACTTGGTGTTGATGAAAACGGAATGACTACCGCAAAAGCACTGTATGAGTTCTTAAGCGGAGAGAAAAGCAACTTTTCAAAATGGGCGAAAAGGAACATTGAACAGAATGAGTTCTATGAAGAAAACAAGGATTGGTGGGGGTTCGTCACAGTGACGAACGGTAACGAATGCAAGGATTACCGACTAACTACCGACTTTGCAAAACATCTGTCAATGGAAAGCCATTCTGCAAGGGGCAAAGAAGCAAGACAGTATTTTATCACCATAGAGGACAGGGCGAAGCAGGAAGTAATCAACCGGTCGCAACTTTCTCCACAGATGCAAATGGTTATGTCACTGGCTGAGAGCATGGCACGACAGGAACTGGAACAGAAGAAACAAGCTGAACAGGTTCAGAAGTTGGAAAGTACAGTCACCAACATGAAAGAAATTTTCACAGAGCCTATCGGAGACTGGAAAGCAGACATTAACGCAAAGGTACGCAATATTTCTGCAAAGAGCGGTATCGACTATCAGACACTTTACAATCAGATGTACGGTGAACTGGAAAATGAAGCACATTGTGTTTTAGCAAGGCTTCAGGGCAATAAAATCAAGCGTATGGAAGATGCCGGAAACACAAAAACAGCTATCAAAGAGGGAACTACAAAGATTGCGGTTATTTTTGACAATGTAAGACTGAGAGTAATCTTTGAGAATATCGTAAGGAGATATGCTATGAGGTATTGCGTATGAGAAAAATAGTTGATGTTGTCCTTATGGTTTTCTTTTGGCTATTAGGAATATTAACGGGGGTGATTCTACTCTATGTTATATAGAGACAAAAGAATATTAAAGAAGAGAAATAAGAACCATTGTAAATCAGCTCCATTAAGAATCAAAATAAAGTTTTGGTTTATTAGAAACGAGGAAATTCTATGGACGATATTTGTTTCTACTATAACCAGTTTAATAGTCCAGTTAGCAATAAAATATTTGATATGAAAAGGAGATTGTGGATTTTATGAGAACGACATTGAAGCTGTTTCTTCCTATTATAATAGCACTCTCAATCACATTCACATCCACGGCACAGCCAGCCGGCAGTTTTATCTCCGAGGAAGCACAGGAATCGTGTGTAAAGTACGGTGAGGAATACGGCATCTGCCCGGAACTGCTCATGGCAATGATCGAGAAAGAATCTTCCGGCAGACCGGATGTGGAAAGTGGCGGTTGCAAAGGACTGATGCAGATTTCTGACAGATGGCATAAAGACCGCATGGAACGTTTGGGAGTGACGGACATCTACTCCGTGGACGGTAATATCCATGTGGGAGCCGACTACTTGTCGGAATTGTTTGAAAAGTACTGTGATGTAGGAATTGTCCTCATGGTTTACCACGGAGAGAAGAACGCAGCTACAAAGACAGAATTAAGTGATTACGCAGACTGGATATTAACCAGGAGCGCAGAACTGGAAAGGATGAACGGAAAATGAAAAACAGAGAGAAGTATGCGGAACAGATTATTAATATGGCTGCAAATGACATTAAAATAACTGTTGATAAGGAAGGAAGATTGAGCGATTGCTTTTCTATTAATTGTCATGATTGCGCATGGAGAAGTTGCAACAACTGCAGAAAAAAATTTAGGGAATGGTTAGAACAGGAATATGTAGAACATGTTGTTGATTGGTCGAAAGTGCCTGTGGACACGAAAGTGTACGTAAGAGATTCCGATAGTGACCCTTGGAAACCTAGATATTTTGCAAAATTTGAAGGTGGGAAAATATTTACATGGACTAATGGTGCTACTTCTTTTTCAAGGGACAGCGTTTGTGATTTCTCATGGTGGAATCAAGGAAAACTTGCGGAGGACACCGTATGAGTGCCAAAAAGCGGTTTACCGTCAAAGGGTGCATCGGAAAGATATTTTACAGTCCGAAAGAGTGGGAAATTGACCGTGAAACAGCATTCTATTACAGAATTGTAAACCGCAATACCGGGAAGAAAAAATGGTTAAGAAAGGAGTATTTTTATGCAGAAGCGACAGATTATCCCCATCGTCCGTGCGAATGAGATTCTGATTGCAAAACTGTTAGATGCAGGAATCTTGTATATCAGCGAAGAGGACAACATGATCCACGTAACAGAAGACTGAAAGCCGGAGGAGTGAGGAAATGGAAAGGAAGATAAGAAAAATCTTGGTAGAACTGGGGCTGAAACAGTACTTGCCGGGATTCCAGTACATCATAGAGGTTGAAACGCTTATGTTTGAAAACCGGAACAGAAGACTTTCTGAAATCTACCGGATTATCGGAGAGGAACACAGTACAACCAAGGAAAGCGTGTACCGAGCGATCAAGTGGGTTGTTGATAAGATGAACCCAACCACAGAGTTGTACAAGAAAATCAATGAGACAGACAAGCCGGTATCAATCTATATGTTTGTAAATTCACTGTATTTATATCTTTGGGAGGATAGGAAAAATGAGGATTAAGCACATCTTTTTGCAGAATTTCTGCAAATTCTATGGTTCTAACGTAGTGGACACTGATTTATACGACCGGACAGAGGTTTCCGGGGTGAATGAAACCGGTAAGTCCACAATCAAAAGAGCAATTCAGTATATTTTTGGATGCCGTGACGAGAACGGCAGAGAAATTACCGGAATCAGACCGCACGATAAGGACGGCAATGACATTGACGGAGATATTACCGAAGAAGTTACCGTGGAGATTGGTGGTACAGACAAGGTTCTGAAAAAAGTATGCCGTCAGAACTTCAATAAGAAAGGCGAGTTTACCGGAAATGTCACGGATTACTATGTGAATGATATTCCAAAAAAGGCAGCAGATTTTGAAGCATTTTTGGAAGAGAGCGTATGCGGAAAAGATAAGTTTTCACTTTGCATCAATGCCATGACACTTCTGCTGAAAGGTGGCACGGATCAGAGAGCAATTCTTACTGATATGTTTGGTCAGCACAGTAATGATGACATTTGCAATCAGTTTCCGGAGTTTGAAGCATTAAGGACTGTTCTGCAGGATGGCACTGTTGATGAACTGAAAAAGCGTTGCAATACGCAGTTATACGGCACAAGGGGAAGAAATGGAACCAAGGGCTTGCAGGACTTGTTAGATGAAATTCCAAGCCGAATTGACGAGGTAAGCCGTCAGAGAGTAGATATTGACCTTGCGGATCTGGAACTGAAAAAGAAAGCTTTACTGGATAAGCTGTCAGAGAACATTAAGCAGCAGACAGATACGCAGAACAGTATGAAGTCCTACGATAAGCTTTCTGATGGAATTATTGAGTTAAAAGGTCAGTTGAGTGCATTACAGCAGAAAGCAAATGAAAAACTGGATGCGGACAGAAGAGATAAGCGCACAACACTGAATCAGATTCAGAATGAGCATCAGAAAGAGTTGCTTAAGGCAGATACCATTCGTGAAGAGATCACGGAACTGGAAAAGCGTATCGCACAGTATGAGCAGAAGAGACAGGAATTGAAGAAGAGTTGGGATTTGAATAAAAGCCTTAAATTTGATGAAAACTCTCTGATTTGCTCATACTGTGGACAGGAATATCCGGAAGAGAAAAAAGAGCAGTTAAGAACGGAGTTTGATACGCATAAGGCACATGAATTGGAACTTATTACTAAAGAGGGTTCTTCCTGCGCTGAACATATCAAAGCGGATCAGGAAGAACTGGAGCATAAGCGTGAGGAACTGAAAAAGACCGAGGATGAAGTGGAGCGGTTGGAAAAAGAGATTGCCATTGCCGATAATGCATTAAATTCCATTCCGGCAAGCGTGGATATTTCCAACACAGAAGAATACAAAGCTATCCAGTCACAGATTGCTGAGAAAGAAGCTTCCATGAACAAATTCACTGACATGAATCTTCTCAGAATCCAGTTAAAAGGTGATGAAGAGCAGATCCGCAATGATATTTCTGTGGTTGATAAGTCTTTGGCGAGTGTAAGCATTAACGAGAGTGTGGATAGGCGTATCACAGAACTGGAACAGGAGCGCAAGAACATTGCACAGAAGATTACGGATGTGCAGGCACAACTTGACCTGTTAAAGAAATTCAGCCGGAAGAAGAACGAACTGTTGGAAGCTGATGTGAACAAGTATCTTTCTTTCTGCACAGTTCGTATGTTTAGACCTCTTGTGAATGGTGACACGGAGGAATGCTGTGACTTTACATACCGTGGAGAGCCTTACAGCCGGAACATGAACCACGGAGCAAGGATTCTGACGGAGATTGACATTTGCAATGCGTTTCAGAAGCGGTGCGGTGTGGAATTGCCTATCATGGTTGACGATACCGAAAGCCTTGACCCTTGGAAGATTCCTGATGTTGACAGTCAGTTGATTATGTTCCGCAGAAGTGATGATGCGAGTTTGAAAGTGGAGGAAGCGAAGAATGCATAATAATGATTATGATATGGATAAAAAAGTTGAGATTTCTGCTGATGAAATGTGCAGAGCAATAGTAAAAACAATGGGAGAAGAGCCGTTTGATTCTTTAATTGAAGAAAACCCACTTATGATAATTACTTTTGCCCAATTTGGAGCAAAAGTTACCACAAAATTATTTGCAGATAAGATAAAGAAAGGAGCTGCGGAAAATGCAGATTAAGAAAGAGACAGTAATTTCCGTTTTGACAACGAGCGGAGAAGTAATCAATGCTGGTGACACCGTGGTATTCAATTTTGAGGACAAGTGTTGCGTGGGTGTGTACCTGGGACTTTCAGACCGTGGAGCCTTGAAATTCAAAGGCAAGATTGCTGATACGGATGTGACGTTCCATGTGATGCCTAGAAGCATCAAGGAGATTTACAAAGCTGATGTGACAGTGCATCAGGGAGGATTTATGATTAAGCCGGAAAGTGAGGAAGAATAATATGGAAAAACATAAATTTAAGGTTGGAGACAGATACAAAAGCGGATATTTTGCAGACAATGATGCAGCAATTGAAATCACAGAAATCAGTGGTGGCACTGTTTTTTACAAAGATGTAGTTGGGGAAAGCATTGGTTTAAAACATTTCCAAATAGGTTCTATATTTTCTGCCGCTTTAGAAAAAGTAGACACAACTATTGTCATCTACCGCAATGACAACAAAGTAGTTGCGCTGGACAAGTCCACTGGCGAGAAAGCAGAAGCAAACTGCAATCCTGCTGATGAATTTGATTTCCGTACTGGTGCTAAGTTGGCTTTTAATCGGCTGATGGGCGAGGATGCGAAGCCTGATAACGGTGTCCGGGAGGTTAAGAGAAAAGCTAAAGTCGGTGAGTACATCAAGGTTGTTTGTGCGATGCCTTGTTTGATTCCTTATAAAAACGGAGATATTTTCAAAGTAAATTGCGTTACGACATCAGGATGTATTTGCAAAAAATCTGAGGAAAATGTTGGTTTATGGCACAGCGAGTACGTTGTCCTTGAAAACTACAAACCGGAGAAAGAACCGGAGAAGAAAGACGAAATCTGCGTGGGAGATACCGTAAAAGTCAAGGATACCGGTAAGCAGTACAATTTATACGGTACATGGAGTGGTCTTTTAGGATACGAACAGAATTTTGTAATAGATTCAGATGTAAGCAAAGATGATGAATACAAAGTTTTAAGAATTAAAAAACATGATAGGTTTGCAAGTACTATTGCACTGATTCAGAATCCCAAGACAACCCAGGTATTCATCATAGGAATTGACGGCATCAAAAAGGTAGAAAGGTAGGTAGAAACATGGCAGACGAAAAGAAGCAGGAAAACACAGGAATTGTGGAATACGAATCAAATGGGGAAATTGTAAAAATTTCCCCAACAACGGTAAGAAAGTACCTTGTAAGCGGTGGTGGAAACGTATCAGATCAGGAAGTAATGATGTTTATGTCTCTTTGCAGATACCAGCATCTTAATCCTTTTTTGAAAGAAGCATACCTCATTAAGTTTGGAAACAATGATCCTGCTACGATTGTTACCGGAAAAGATGTTTTTACAAAAAGAGCCGATGCAAATCCGAATTATGCAGGAAAAAAAGCAGGAATTATTGTTCAGAAGAAAGATGGTTCCGTTGAAGAAAGAGAAGGATCTTTTGTACTTAAGGATGAATCTATTGTAGGAGGTTGGGCGAAAGTGTTTATAAAAGGAAGAGAAACACCGGAGTACCAGTCAGTATCTTTCGATGAATATGTTGGAAGAAAAAAAGATGGAACAATCAACGGTCAATGGTCTAAAAAGCCTGCAACAATGATAAGAAAAGTTGCTGTTGTACAGGCCTTAAGAGAAGCTTTTCCGGATAAATTCCAAGGTTTGTATGCGCAGGAAGAATTTCCTGATGTTTCCGATGTGAAACTTGATGTGGAAAAAGTTGTGGCAGAAGAGGTACAGGCAAATGCAAACACTATCGAGTTTCCTGACACAACATTTGAGGAAGTACCGCAGACCGCAGAGACGGACATTGCCAGCGCAGAGACACCGGATTGCTTTAAGTAGGAGGTTGCCATGAGAGTTATATCGCAGGATGGGGCGATTGATGTTCCGTATGAAAATTTTGTCTTTGGAATTATAGAAGATAATTCCATTGTTGCAATAAGAGAGACCATTGCCCGACCATCAGAAATTGCGCAGGGTGTTGTTGCTACATATTCCGCCGCAGAAAAAGCAAAGAAAGCTATGGAAATGCTTAGAAAAGCATACGTTAGTATGCCGATTCTTTTTCAAAATGTTGAAATTACAGAAGATGTGGTAAAACAGTTTGAAAAATTGAAAAATAGTGGAATTATAGTTCAAACCATGAACAATGAGCCATCAAAAGTTGAATATGTAAATAACTGCATATTTCAGTTTCCGAACGATGACGAAATTGAGGTAGAAACATGAAACTGAAATGTTTAGGCTCCGGTTCTTCCGGTAACTGCTATCTTCTGACTGCAGATAATGGCGAAACGCTTTTACTGGATGCAGGACTTCCTATCATGGACATAAAACGTGGTCTTAACTGGAATATTAAGTGTGTTGTGGGTGCGATATGCACCCATACGCACAAAGACCACTCATTATCCGTATCAGACCTTAAACACATGGGAATAAAGGTGTGGCAACCGCAGTTAGACCATTCAGTACGTGAAATACAGATGGGAAAATTCCACATATTCTGCTTTCAAGTGCCACACAACGGCACAGAGAACTACGGATTTTTGATTATGGTTGATGGTCAGAAACTTCTGTATCTGACAGACCTTGAATATTGCCCGTATGTGTTCAAAAAACAGCGGTTAGACCATATGCTAATCGAGTGCAACTATCAGAAGAAATATGTTGACATTGATGCACCTAATTACGTTCACAAGGTAAAAGGTCACTGCGAACTGGAGACTTGCAAAGGAATTGTAGAAGCAAACAAATCAGATGCCTTGCAAAACATCATATTGTGCCATTTAGGCGGTGATACAACCGATGCTGATGAATGTGTCGCAGAGGTAAAAAAGATTGCTCCATTGGCGAATGTGGACTATGTGGCGGCAGGCAAGGAATGGATTTTACGGAATGGAAAGGAGTGTCCGTTTTGAGTGACTGGAAGAAGATATACGCTAAAAAAGCAGAAGCAGTGAAACGCATCAAAAAAACTTGCCCTACAATACCTAACGATAGTGGAATCTATCTTTTTTACAGAACGGACGAAGCAGGAATAAAAAGGGGATACTGCGGACAGGCAGTTGCCTTGTGTGACAGGTGCGCTTCTCATTTGCTTGAATATGATCATATAGCACTTAGCCTTAAAAAACATGGACTTTGTACAGAAGATAATCCGTCCGGTTGGAATATTTGGTATCACTTAGTTGATAAAGAACATTTAGATGAAGAGGAAGTAAAGTACATTAAAATGTTTGGTGACCAAGGAATACAAATGTACAACATTACAGCAGGAAGCCAAGGACAAGGGAAAATGGTAACTGGTGTAATGAAGCCGGGAAAAGGTTACCGTGATGGACTGGCACAAGGTAGAATTAACCTTGCAAGGGAACTGGCGAACATAGCCGACAAGCATCTAGTCATCAGTTTGAAGCCTGAGAAGCAGAACAATTCCGTGTCACAAAGACAATTTGTTCGGTTTATGGAACTTTTGCATGGAGAAAAGGACGGTGAAAGTAATGAATAAAACAGACTATGAAGTACTTTTACAATACGTTGAAGAAACTGACAAGGAGTTTTATGAATCTCTTTCTACTCAAAAACAAATTACGATTGTAGCTGTTGGAATGAGTACCCAAACACAATGCACTCAATCAACGGACGTACTCACAAACCGTATCAAAGTGGTAGATGGAAATGTGTTGATTGCTACGAATATGTAGGAAAATCAGAATACGGTGCTACTCATTGCAAAAGGAAAGAGCCAGAACTTGAAAAGAGGTGATACATAAAATGCCAAAACGATATGACAATCCGCAGGAAATTTTGAAAATCATGCGGCAGACAGAACTTTTGAAGCAGTCTGCGAATAGAAGTCCATTCACCGGAATACTGACACTGTTCTGCTATACCTTGTGGAAAGACTATAAGTACTCACAGACGAGACTTTCCGACTTTTGCGGTAAATTCACCGAATACAATGAAAAGTACGAGAATGAGCCTTATACGGAGTTACAGAGCAGGCTTAACGATTTTGCAGACTGGACGATTGAGTACAAGGAATTTACCGAAGCTGATTATCCACATTACAAGTCGGTTGTAGCGCAGAAATGCATCCGGGAACAGGTCAGATGTAACAACCTTATCAATGAGTTGTCCACAAGGTACATCCTATATGGAATGGTAATTCTTATGGAAGATGGATTCGGTAAGAAGAAGCTGACGAATTTCAAGGATAAGTTTTCTGACCACATGGACAAAGCCGGAGACAAGTGCAACGGAAAGGATTTCATGGACTTGTGGAGAGAACTGGTGGAAAACACCGGAATCTATATTGAGAAGCCTATATTTGACTAAGGAGTTCTAAATGGCAGAAAAACGAATGTTCAGCGCAAAAATAATTGAGAGTGATGCTTTTTTGGATATTCCTGCTACGGCTCAAATGCTTTATTTTCACATCTGCATGAACGCTGACGATGACGGATTTGTAAACAACCCACGGAAAATCATAAGGATGTGCGGTGCTTCAGAAGATGATTTGAAATCCTTGATAGACAATAGATTCCTTTTATCTTTCGATAGTGGTGTTATGCTTGTAAAACACTGGCGCATTCACAACTACATTCCACCGGATCGTTACAAGCCGTCATGCTATATGGACGAAAAAAGCAAAATAGGTGTGAAACTAAACGGATCATACACTACAGACCCTAAAAAGATGGTTTCCCCAGTAGAGGGAAATCCGAAAAAGAGTTGTTACGACAAAGAAATCAAACTTGATAAGAGGTGATATAAATGCAGATGACAGGTTATGAATTGTTGGCGAATTATGAAAAAGCAGAGGACAAGGATAAACAGATTCAGATTCTTGCGGATTTGAACCACATTCCGGTTGACATGGTGTGTTTTGTGATTGACAACAGAGAAAAATTTGAAAATTTGGAGACACCATTGTCCACAGAAGAATTTGCAAAGTGGTGTGAGACGGAACTTGACCGTGTGGATGCTCATATCCATGCACAGGAAATATATTACAGAGAAATTTGCAATGTATACAGAATCGCAAGTACATACGGAAAAAGGAGTGCAAAATCGTGAGCAGAGGATTTCATAGCGAGAATGAATTATACAGTATGCAAAACAGTTCTATCGTGGGGCATTTGACCACTGGAATCATATTCCATATGACTGCAGTTATCCTCAATTTGCAGTTAGACCGAGGATTGCGGTGGAAAGGAGTGAATCATGGAAAGATTGACATACGTCACAGAAAAAGGTGAAGTTTTATTCCATCCGGAAGATTTGCCGGATGATGAAGGTGTGACCATTACGCAACTTGCTAAAGATGGCAGATTCAAAGCGTTGGAGATAATAGCTGAAAGACTTGCAAATTATGAGCAAGTAGAGAAACATGGAAGCTATGGCAAGTGGATTCCGGTGAGCGAGAGGCTGCCGAATGAATATGAATTTATAAAATCATATCGAAGAAACAAGTATGCTGCGGAATTTATAGTGATGATCAAAGGGGCAAACAGACCGACCACATTATATTTTACACATAACGGGTGGTGGACGGACAATATGAAAGACAGATACGATGTTACCGCTTGGATGCCACTGCCGGAGTCGTACCGGGAAAGTGAGGAATGATATGAAAGATGGAATACATCCTAATGGATATACAGTGACAAATAAACAGACCAACGCAGACCGGATCAGGAGCATGACGGACGAGGAACTTTTAGATTTCATTTGTTCAATCGAAACATATGATGAGGGTAGCACAAAGACCATAGAGGGCGGTGTTGCAATGTGTTCTGTGACAGAGGTGGAGCAGTGGTTGAAAGCAGAAAGCGAGGAATAAGGATGCAGGATAGATATTTATTCAAGGCAAAACGCAAGGATAATGGGGAATGGGTGGAAGGTTTTTATTTTTGTATGACGCATACTGATGGTAGGCACACACACCATTTCATTATTCCATTAGGAGCAGATTTGAGCCTAGGGACACCTGTTGAAAAAATACAGGTTGAGGTCGATCAATCTACCATCTGCCAGTGTACAGGTCTTAAGGATAAGAACGGCAAGGTGATTTGGGAGAATGATATTGTTAAACATTACAATGATGGAGCACATCCAGAAAATTATTGCACTGGCACTGTACTTTGGGATGAAAATTATGCTGAATTTTATCGGACAAGTAATGAGTACGGATTATCGAAGCCACGTATAAGCAGTGATTGTATTTATGAGGTTGTCGGAAACGTATTTGACAATCCGGAACTGTTGGAGGAGAAATATGGAGACATGCAAACGCAAGAATCGTAATTGTCGGTATGTGTATAATCAAAATTCTTACCAGTGCAAGAAATGTATTGAGGAAAATTTAAATCAATATCCGATTACCTGCGAAGATTGTCATTACGGTGGTTGGGGAATATGCAATAAAAGGGGTAAGAATCAGCGGAGAATGAGACCTTGTGAGGATTTTAAATGGAGTTAAGGAGGAGTGGATATGACGGAGAATGAAGCAATCAAAGAACTTGAGACATCTATTGATTTAGCCAAAATGTGTATACAGAATTACGAGAGAAAAAACGAAATCCAAGGTTACGAGATGGCAATCAAGGCACTGGAAGAAGTTCAGCAGTACCGGCAGATAGGTACGGTGGAGGAATGCCGGAAATCAGTAGAAATCTGCAAATCTATGATTGGGAGAAACATCACACCGGAGAACATGGAAGAATACATGAAATTCGAGGATTAATGTATAAGTGAAGGATTTACATTTAATAGCCTGTTGGAAGCAAGAGAGAAGTAGACAGTCAGAGGAATGAAACGGAGGTAGGTTGATATGCCAAGTTTTGAATTAAAACCGGAGCACATAAAGATTATGACAGACCTTAATTTTAGAATCTCTATTTTAATAGATTCTGAGGATAGGTATAGACCGGCAATAGATGTTAAAAGACCATTTGGGAACAGCGGCCCCACAACAAATGTGTGTGAAATCATGGGATGGCACTGCGATGAAGAAAGTGGAGAATACGCTGCTGAGGATATTGAAAAAGCCGAAATGCTCATTATCGAACTTCCAGTTGCTTTGCAGATCGTGATGCAAAACCACACATTTGAACCCGGAGAGTATGAAGTAGGGGAATATTCCTCGGCATACTTCAATTATGTTCACATTCGCAATTATCACGCATTAAAATCTCCTATCGCAGAAATAGAGGAAAAATATAAAGACTGCGATCAAATGGAAAGGTTACATGAAGTTTGTATGAATGTATCTGGCGATAACCCGTGGAAAGTGATTGACGATCTGAAATGGTTTGCCCAGACCGACTTTCTGGCAGATGCAATAGCGGTATTTGAAAAGCATCGAGACGAACAAATCCTTGATGAATGGCTGAAAACACATGACGGAGAGGATTTTTGCAAATATTGTCCTGAAAACGCTGAATGTCCTCACGGAATGGCTTGTTATGGTGGAGAACCTATCGAGCCGCCTTGCTACGGAGCAGATATGAAAGAATTTCTTTACACGGACTCTATTATTGAGGATGCACTGGAGGAAAGATATGGCGAAGAATAACAAACTGATAAATTCCCTGAATGAAATCGCCAGAAGAAACCGCTCACAGAACGTTGCTACTGCGGCAGACCAGATGGTTCCACAGATATATGCTGCGATTGCCATAGCACTTCACAGAACCTATGGATTCGGATATAAGCGTATCAATGATGTGTTCGTAGAATCACAGCACATTTGGGAAAGCTATGCCGGGGACGGAGCCGGTATGGTAAAGAAGTGTGAGGAAGAAACCGGAGTGACGGTATGCAGCACGGAAGAGGCTCAGAGATTGATGGAGGGACAGAATGGGATGTAACGGAATTTGCGGTACTTGTGTATGGCATGAGAATTTCAACGGCACTACGGACTGGATATGCAGCAACGAGGACAGCGACAGCTACGGAGCAGTCACATCCTATGACGATTACTGCATTGATTACGAACCGAAACAATAAAAAACGAACTCAATTACACCATAAACTTTTAATTATATCATTTGACAAAGGATGACTATGTTAAAATATCGGTCTCACCGATATTCTATACATTTATCATCCTTTTTCTGTTAGAATGAGGGTGTCTTGGTAAAGGCGTTGGTGGATTATCCTTTTCTTATGTGGAGTAGTGCAATGCTACTCCATATTGCTAAGCCCGGATAGCTCAACTGGTAGAGCACTTGACTTGTAATCAAGAGGTTGTGGGTTCGACTCCCATTCTTGGCTCTTACCTCTCGATAGAGGGTAATGGTTCCTCCATGATAATATAGGGGCATGGGCGGTGGCGAGCCGCCCAGTAATGTGTGGTGGCGCAGTTCGGTAGCACATCTGACTTTTAATCAGACGGTCGTGGGTTCAAATCCCATCCACGCAACTATCCACATACAGAAAGGAGCAGTTATATTGGAAACGGAAAACGTATACTGCCCTGTATGTAAGGCGCGGGCAAACCGTGAAAAACTTCTTTTCAAGAAAGCACCCGGAGCATCCGGCACGATTTTTATAAACTGCCGTGGGTGCAAGGAAGTAATAAAAATAGAATTAAGCAAAGAGCCTTTGAGCCGGTTAAGTCATAAGTAGACTTGATCGGTTCTTTTGTTTTATTCGGAAAGGGGAAACTTCATGTACGCAAGCAACCGTCCGACTCTCGGTAGGCGAATGTTAATGACTGATGAGAGGGAGATAACGAAAGACAATATCATACAGGTTGTGTCAAAAGCATTTATGGAACATCAGGAAAATGTTGCCGAGGAAGTATACCTTTTTGAGTATGAGAGAGGAAATCAGCCAATTCTCAACCGTGAAAAGAAAATCAGATCGGACCTTAATGCCACAGTCGTAGAAAACAATGCTTCAAAGATTGTGGACGTGCATCTGGGATATTGTTTTTCCAACCCGATTACTTTCGTACAGAGAGCAAAGATAGAGCCTACAAAGAAACAGAAGAGAGCCTTATTCGGCTTCTTAAAGAAAAAGGACGAGGATAACGGAGAGAACATTGACGATTTGAAAATCGCCATGCTCAACAAAATGATGCAGGAGCAGAGCAAATCGGCAAAGGACATTGCCCTTGGAAGAAATCTGTTTATCTGTGGAGTCGGTTACCAGATGATGTTGCCGAACAGAAATCCAAGCCGTTATTCTCCGTTTGAGCTTTTGGTTCCGAGTCCACTGACAACATTCGTGGTGTATTCCAACGATGCGTACAGAGAACCGGTGCTTGGATGTACCTACTTCATACACGATGATGGAACCATCACTCTCACAGCATATTCAAGTAGATTCTGTTACACCATTGAGCATGAGCTTAATACAACGGATTATCATTTGAAAGAGAATATCACTCCGAACCCACTGAGAAGAATACCGGTCGTAGAATTTGCATTGAATGACCGCATGGGTATCTTTGAAAAGGTTATCCCACTCATGGATGCCATGAACCTTGTGGATTCAGACCGTATCAATGATATATTGCAGCACGTTCAGTCCTTACTTTGGATGCACAACTGCCAAGTAAATGAAGAGGGTAAGAAAAATCTCGTTGACGGCGATGGTGTCATTATGACAAAGAGTACCGGAGACGGCAAGGAAGCAAAGATTACCTACCTCAATCAGACATTGAATGAGAGTGAGGTACAGAAACTTGTGGATCATCTCAATTCCCAGTTGGAGCAGATTACTTCTACTCCGTCATGGCAGGAAGCAAGCGGCGGCTCTACCACAGGAGCAATGCAGCTATCAAATGGATGGCAGTGTTTGGAGATTTCCGCAAAGACCGTTGAACAGTTATTCACGGAACCGGAAATGCAGATTATTGATTTGGCAATAGAGATAATCAAGGCAGATCAGAGACCGTATGACGGTCTGAAAGATATAGAGACGGCAGACGTTGAAATACGTTTCTGCAGAACCAAGACATACGATCTGGTGTCAAAAACAAACTCCCTTGTGGCATTACTAAATGCCGGAGTAGACGGTCTCACTTCATTCAATACTGTTGGATTGTTTACAGATCCTCAGCAGGCATGGGTTGACAGTAAGACTATTATCGAGGGCATACAGAAGAAACTTGCATCCAAGGAAGAAAAAACGCAGCAGCCGAACCCTAACGCCTATAAGGATGATGAGGGGAACGGTGGGGAGAACAACGAGGAAAAGGATAAGACAGAGGAATCAAAGCAGCCGAGCAAAACGGCAATGGTAGAAGAATAGGCGGTGTGAGATATGTATGATCCGGTACAATACTTTGATGAAATGAATATCCTCAAAGACGATAAACTCCGCCGGATAAATACTGCCAAGGAATTTATCAATGCCCTTGTTGATTTCTTCACAGCACAGTTTGTGAATCTTCTCTCCGGGATATTCCTTTACGAGAAGTCGAGTTCTGATTATGAAAATGAGCTTATGGATCTTTATTTTGCCATGGCTTCTGAATATCAGTACGAGACAGAGGTAAGAGAAAAGGCATACAGATTTGCAAAGTACATCCAGGAGGCAACCGAAAGAGCAGTAGCAAACGCCAACGGAAACGATGATTATAAAATGTCTCGCATGACCGGTGGCATTATGAAAGAAGAGGATGTTCCAAAGAGTGTTAAGCGGATGTTCTCGGAAGTCAGAGCAACCGAGATTGCCTTAAATGAAACCAACTGGATATATAACTGGATCAATCATCAGAACCTTGCCGAGAGGCAGGACACCCATACTTGGGTAAGTATGAGAGATGAACGTGTCCGGGTAAGCCATTGGGAGGCTGACGGGCAGACAGTTCCGATAAATGAGCCTTTTACCATCAATGGGTACAAAATGATGTTCCCACTTGATGATAGCATGGGCGCACCGATAGATGAAATAATCAACTGCCGGTGCGTAGAATTATAAATTAGGAGGTAGAGCCAATGGCAACAGCAAGTAAAAAGACGGCAGCAGGCAAGAAGAAAATGGACGATAAGAAGAAAGTAGCAGCTTCCAAAAAGGAGACTGCGAAGAAATCTTCTGATAAGAAAGCGGCAGCTAAGAAGTCCACTGCAAAGAAAACTGCCACCAAGAAAACCACTGCCAAAAAGGCAGCAAAGAAAAACTAACTTCATACAGTTAGAGCCTATGAGCCGGATGTGATGATGAATCGTGTCCGGCTCATTTTTTCGGTTATTCAGGGAGAAATCCCTATCACATAACGGGTTAGAGAAAATCCTTACAAAACGCATACAACTATTGTCTTGCAGAGACGCAAGTAAAAAAACGCAGAAATTTATACGGAGAGAACCGTTCAAACGCAGGAGGTCAATTATGGCAGATGTAAACAGTACAGCAACTCAGAACCAGACACAGCAGCAGACTCAGACAGAACCGCAGAAACAGCCTAATACTCAGGTTTCCGGTACACAGCAGCAGACTCAGACAACCAAGCCGGAGGATAACAGCAACGGCAATGAACTTACAGTTGAAAGCCTTATGGCACAGCTTGCACAGGAAAAGGCCAATAATGCCAAGTTAAAGTCTGACAATGACAAGTTATGCACATCCGAGGGCAATCTGAGAAAACAGCTCAGAGCTAAGCAGACAGCCGAGGAACAGGAAGCGGAAGCAAAGGCAGAACAGGCGGCACAGAGAGATGCCTATGTCAAGGAACTGGAAAAGTTCAAGTCGGTAACAGAATCATCGGAGCGTTACTTAGGAATGGGTATGCCTACCGAAATGGCAAAGGCAACAGCAACGGCAGAGTATGAGGGAAATATGGATGTCGTTACTGGAAACATCTCTAAATTCATGGCAGAGAGGGATAAGCAGAAAGAGTCTGAAATCCGCGCACAGTATTTAGCTCAGATGCCTACACCGCAGTCTGGAAACGTAGGTCAGGTTGACTATTCAGCACAGATCAAGCAGGCAATGGACGCAGGCGATACACAGGCCGCCGTTCTTGCAATATTAAGTCAAAATGCCGCTAACAATCAGCAGGCATAACTTTTAAGGAGGTAATGAATTATGGCACAGGGCACAGCAACATCATTCGCTGTTCCTAATTTTAGCGGAATGTTATTCGCTAAAGGGCAGCAGGCAACACCGTTCTCTACTATGATTGGCGCAAGACCTCTAGTAACCAATCATGTAGAGTTTACTTGCGGTCAGGAGTACAACACAGAAACAGGCGAACAGCCTAAGATTTCTGAAACAGCATCCCTTACCGCTCCACAGCCGGAAATTGTAACCAGAAGTCAGCTTACCAACGTAACTCAGATCTTCCAGAAGTCCGTAGCGATTTCTTATGGAAAGCAGAGCAACATGGGTACACTGCAGGGTATCAACGTAGCCGGTCAGCAGGCAAATCCTATGGATGAACTTGCGTTCCAGGTATCTCGTAGAATGGCGAAGATCGCACAGGATATTGAGTACACTTTCATCAATGGTAAGTATGCGAAAGCTACTACTGATGCAGAGGCAAACCAGACCAGAGGACTTCTGACTGCGATTACAACCAATATACTCGATCTCGCAAAGAAACCTCTTACCTACTGGCTTGTAGCAGAGGGATTAAAGTCCATTCATGATCAGGGAGCAAAGACAGACAATATCGTTCTCGGTGTAGATGCAACCACTATGTTGCAGCTCAACCTTGACGCTCAGCAGAACAACCTGACTATCGTTCCTCTCGGAAGAGAAGTAAACGGTATCAAGTTACAGACCGTAGTTACCCCTCTTGGAGAGGTGGCAGTCGCATTGTTCGATACCATGCCTGCCGGTACTGCCGTTCTGTTCGATCCGTCCATCATGGCTCCTGTTCATCAGATGGTTCCTGGTAAGGGTAATTTCTTCTTAGAGCAGCTTGCTAAGACAGGCGCAGGAGAAACTTATCAGATCTTCGGTCAGATCGGTCTGGATCACGGTCCTGAGTGGATGAGTGCGAAGTTCACTAATATTTCCACAGATCTTCCTAGCAAGATCACGGCAGCCGGTACAACGGGGGAATAACAGGTCATACCCTTAACGGTGGTTCCGAGGTAGTTGATTCTTCTGTTTCCACATCAGCGGATGCGGTTTCAGAAGAGACGGCTACTGGCAAGAAGTACACAGAGGAAGAACTTAACGCTCTGACAGTAGCACAGATTAAGGCTATCGCAGCGGAACGTGGGTATGACATGAAAGAAACCGTAAAAGCAAAGCTGATCGCAGAGTTTTTAACTCAGCAAGGGTAAGAAAGTGAGGACGGATTATGGACGCTAAATTGTTGAAAGTCATTTTAGATGATGAAACTCTCACTGACGAACAGATTGCCGTCCTCCTTGTGAAAGCTCAGAAACAGGCTGCAAATCAACACTTTTGGGCGGATGATGATATTCCGACAGAGGCAGAGTTGGAGAGATTTTATAACCGGTATGAGTTTGAAATCTATGATTTGGCGAAAGCCATAAACTCTGACGATGCGAGGGGCGGACTTGTATCTCACACAGAACTTGGAGTTACCCGGAACTGGGGACAGACAGGTAAGAAAGATATTGAGTTGGCCTTGGCGAAGATTCCACCCAAAACCTATGTCGGTCTGTTAAGGAGGGATGGCAATGCCTAAGCTGAGACTTAAAGACCTCAGATTGAACCAAGTCCCCTTTTATTACCAGACCTATGACGGAACGGTAGACGAAGTGGATGAGGATGGCAACCTTACTGGGGAGAGCATACCGAAGTATTCAAATCCGGTTCGTGTGCTTGCGAGAGTAAGTCCGAACTCAGGAAATGCAGAGGATTCTCCGTTTGGTAAAGATATTGTCTATGACAAGACCATATCAACCGTACAGAAATTGCCGATTGATGAATACTCAAAACTCTTCATAGATGTGGTTCCTGTTCTCAATGAGGACGGGTCCACGGACACGGAACCAGATTATATATGTGTCTGCCCGAAACATGATTTGCAACAGAATCTATGGGCGATACGGAAGATTAAGGGGAATATCCATGCAGGACAAAATAACGATCAATCCCTTTGACCCGGACAGCATAGATGAGGCCATTAAGAAACTGGAAAAGCGGAAAGAGCGTATACACAAATGCGCAGAGAAACTTATACAGAGACTTACAGACCTTGGAGTTGAAAAGGCACAGGAGCTAGTTCCGGTTGATACCGGTACAGCAAGATCTTCCATTATCGGTTATCTGGATGAGGCAGAGGGAGTTGGAATCATAAGTGCCGGAGGGTATTGCAAGTACATTGAGTTCGGTACTGGAGTAAAGGGTAGGGACAGTTCCCACCCAAGCGAAGAGTACAAGGCAATAATGAACTGGGCGTACAATTCCGGTGCAACAATCTTTACCACGAAAGACGGCAGAGAGGGTTGGTATTATCCGGCTGATGATGGCACATGGCGATTTACAGAGGGTATGCCGTCAAGACCATTCATGTATGAGACGGCACAATATCTGAGGAAAGAAGCACAAAAAATAGCAAGCGAGGTATTCAAGGATGGTTAAGGACAATGTGAATTTGTATTTTACGAACCTCCTGAAAGACTTGCAGAAACAATACAGCAGTTTGAAAGGAGGACAGGTGTATAAAGCTACACCACCGTCATTCCCCTATATGTATTTCAAACAGATAGGCGGAGACGGAGCGTTATCCACACTTTCAAATACAGAGGACGGTATCAATCTTGGATTGGAAGTCAAATTCTATTCAAACAAATCCGCCTCAGAAGTGCGGAAGTTAGCAAATTCCGCAAGGGAATATATGGTAGGGATTGGATTTCATTGCGACTACTTCTCCCCTGTGGAGAATGTAAGCGATACTTCCATTTCACAATTCCTTACCCGATTCTCAAAACTGGAAACATGATTAACTCCATCGGCTAGGGTCGCTCCCGAAAAGCACTCGCCTGGTGTCTGCCGGTGGTTTTAATAAATTCAAGGCTTTACCTCTTAGGCAAAGGAAAACACAAGGAGGTAGAACGAAGATGGCAAAATGTACAAATGTGACATATCTCATGCACGAGAAAGCAGATGCTCCAGGAACATTTGAGAAGTTGATCGACATTACTGAGTACCCGGATCTCGGCGGAGAAAAGGAAAAACTCGATGTTACAACACTTTCCGATACGAAGAAAAGAACCATTAACGGTATCGAGGACACAGGGGATCTTGCTTTCAAAGCATGGTATGAGAAAGCTGATTACAAGAAACTCTTGGATCTGCAGGAAGCAGGAAAAGTTGATAAATACCAGTTATGGTTTGGAGAAGAGGGTGTTGACGGCAAATGGGAGTGGGCCGGTGTTATGGCAGTATATCCGACAAGCGGATCTTCCAACAATGCGAGAGAAATGTCATTCTCCATTACTGATGAGGGCGAAGAGGCTCTTCATTATGTAACAGCGTGAAAAAGTGAAGCAGCGGCAGGGGAATAATCCTCTGCCGTACAAATAGGACAGATTAACGAAAGGACGGTTAATAAGTATGATTTTACAGACAGCGAATGGACCTAAAGAGATTAAAGTAGCAGATCTCGATTTTACAAACCTTATGTGTGATCTGGAAGATCACGATGTAGATGTAATGGGACTTCTGGATGATGATACCAGAGAGAACATGAAGATTTTTAAGACAATCAGAGCGATCATCGCAGTCCTTACCGGCACAAAGGATCTCACAAAAGCCGGAAAGATACTGAGCGAACATTTGAAGTACGGTGGTTCCATGGATGAAGTCATGGAAGCCTTTACGGAGGCAATGAAAACCGCGGGTTTTGGCGAGGAAGCCGAGGAACCTCCGAAGAGCGGAGGAAAGAAAACCAAGGCGGCAACAGAGTAGAGGAAATAGATCTCAGTAAATACAAAACATTTACAGAGATTATCAATAAAGTTTGGCTTCCCAACGCTCTCCTTTATGGAGTTTCCTATGAGACCTTTTGGACATTGAACCCTACGAAATTAGAGCCATTCCAAAAGAAGAGAGAAATGGAAGCGAAAGAACAGGCCACAGCCTTAGATACGTTGGCGTGGTCCGTTGGTTCGTATGTCGTAGATGCCATGGCAATCTTCCTTGGCAGAAATGCTCCGGCATACCCAAGCCAACCAAGAAGCATGAACAGCACAGAGGACGCACCGCCGGGAGCAAAAATGACGGATGCAGACAGATTCGCTGCCTTTGCCGCAGAACATAATAAGCGATTGAGACAGCGAAGAGAAAAGTAGCTGATTACATGGGGATAGGTTGACGAACCGAAACAGCGCAAGTCCGGCGCAGTTCCCCATGTTTTCTTATTTTACGGACAAACAATACCACCCACGGACAGGGTTTTACGAAGTGAGGTGGCAAAATGCCTGATAACAGAGTAGATAGCATTTTATTGGAAATAGAAGCCACCACTGATAAGGCAGACGGTGGTATTGATAAAGTAACAAAAGCTCTTACCTCAATGAAGAAAATCACTGAGGGATTAGATACAGAAAAGTTAAAACAGATTCTTGATGTAATGCGTGGTTTCTCCGGCGTTGGAGATGATCTTAAAAATGCCGGAAGTGGTATGAGAAGCATTGCATCATCCATTAAGTCTCTGTCAGGAGTTGATACGGCGAAATTAAAAGAGGTTGCGGCTACTGTAAAGGAAGTCAGCACAGCACTTGGAAACCTCGGATCGAATAATCGCGTCAGCATCAGAATTGATTCTGAGGGGGCACAGAGACGTGTACAGCCTTTGGAGAACGGTCAGCAAGCAGCGGCAGCCACAGAAAGCGTTGCGACTGCATCAGAAGAGGCACAGGCAGCAATGAACGGTGCCGCATCAGCGGCAAGTCAGTTGGCACAAGAGGAAAGCAACCTCGGAACTGCCGGACAAAGCGCAGCAGCCGGACAGACAAACTTAAACGAAAGTCTCAATCAGGCAAACACAAATCCGGCTAATAGACGCATCCAGGAACTCATAGACCAGATCAATAAGTACAAAGCCACTGTCAGCGGTATGGAGAGTGGAAAGATACGGTTTGATACCGGTCAGTATGAGGAAGCTGTGAATGGTCTCAGACAGGCACAGGAACAGTTTAAGCAGTTCAAGGAAACGGTTTCACAGTCTCCTAAGAATATGGAGGATGTGGCAAAGTCCATTAAGTCCATAGGGGATGCAGCACAGAAATGTGGACTTGGAACCTTTTCTTCTATATTAAGTGGAATTGCATCAATTCTTCCGGCCATTGAAACCGGGGGCATGGCGGCAAATGCCGGATTCCAGTCTATGGCGGTAGGCCTTGAAGCCGTTCAGGCGGCGATACCGATTATTGGTATTATCCTGACAATCCTTACTGCAATCATCAATGCGGTAAGGCAAGTGGCAAATGCTGTAAAGAACGAGACACAAAAAATCATTTCTGCCGTGAAAACGGTAGTGAACAAAATCCGTTCTGGGATTGCTGCAATTATAAACAAATTCAAGGAACTCAAAAAGAGAGTGAGAGAAAGCCTTGGATTTTCAGAAAAACAATCTGGTGCATTTGCAAAGAAACTCGGCTCAATCATCCGACTTGGAACGTTCATGTTATTACGTTCAATGTTTACACACCTATTTGAACTCGTAAAAACAGGATTCGATAACCTTGTTATTTATTCAAAAAGAGCCGGCACAGAGTTTCACAAAAACGTAAATCTTCTCTACAACGATTTGCGACAGCTTGGAGCATCACTGACAACTGCATTTGAGCCAATACTGAATGTAGTTACTCCGATTCTGGATTATCTGATTCAGAAGCTCGTTGCAGCGACAAACGCATTGGCACAGTTCTTCTCAGCACTCACAGGCAAGAAGTTCTATACCAAGGCGATAAAACAGAATAAAGACTACACAGATTCCTTAAACGGTGCAGCAAAGGCAGCAAAGAACCTTACCGCTGGCATAGATGAGCTTAACATCCTGAGTGATGATAATAGCGGCAGCGGAAGTAACAGCGGGGCCGATGGAAGTGGTTACGAAACCGATGAGATTGCGGATAAATACAAAGATCTCGCACAGATGATTAAGGATGCCTGGGATGAAGCTGATTTCTACGATGTAGGAAGAATGTTCGGAGAGAAGTTGAAAGAAGCTCTTGACAACATTCCGTGGGACGGCATCAAAGCGTCTCTGAGAAAGATTGCAAAGTGCATCGCAACATTCCTGAACGGTTTCCTTGAAACTCCCGGATTGTTCACATCAATAGGTGTGACAATAGCACAGGCTATTAACTCTGCATTTGAGTTCGTTGATTCGTTTGTAGAAAACTTCCATTGGAGCAGTCTCGGAACGGCAATAGCAGATCTTATCATTGGTGCATTAGATACTCTTGACTGGACTCTGATAAATAAAACTGCAAAGGGACTTGCGCAGGGTATCGTAGATGCAATTAACGCCGCCCTGCAGACAGAAGATCTCTGGAAGAAAATTGGAACAGCAATTTCCAATGCAATAAATTCAGCAATCCTTTTTGCAAAGACATTCGTTACCGGATTGGACTGGGCTTCACTCGGAACCGCAATCGGCAATCTGCTTGGCAATGCAATAGCCAATATTGACTATGTTGGAATTGGAGAAACATTCGCCGGATTTGTAAATGGCGTATTTACTGCGGTACTGAATTTTTCAAAGACTTTCCCATGGAAAGACATTGCTACGAACTTTGCAAGCGGTGTCAACACGGCACTGAAAAAACTCGATTGGAATACCATCAAAGACGGGTTCGATTCTTTCTGTGAGGGACTTGGAACAAATATAAATACCGCAATTACGGAGATCGACTGGAATCTTGTAGGCACAACGCTTGGTAATAGCATCAAGACACTTTTCAGCGGTCTTGGAAAATTCCTTGCAAAGATAGATTTCAAGAAAATCGGTAGTGACTTTGCGAGTGCAATAAACAAGGCAGTTAAGACTATCGACTGGAAAGAAGCCGGAGGAACAATCAATTCCCTTATATCTGGCGTATGCACACTGATTAACACTTTGATAGATGAGGTGGATTGGTACGAACTTCTAAAGGGCGTAGGAACGGCAATGTCCGAGATTGATTGGGACACAATTCTCAAAACAGTCTTTAAGGTATTTGCAGCCAAGTGGACGTTCAAGAATTTGTTCAAATGGGTATCATGGACCGCCATTTGGAATCAGTTGAAAACAAGCATTGTAGAGGGAATATCTAAGAAGTTTGGAATTGGATCTGATGATGGAGAAATAAATACTGTCGGAGAGAAAATAGTCAGTGGCTTGCTTGGTGGAATATCTAAATCCCTTTTGCCGGCACCATTGCAGACAGCGTTGAGTTGTTTCGGAAATGTGACAGATGTTGTCAAAGGAATATTTGGCATAGGTGGCTCATCCGATTCAACCGTATTCAGCACACTTGGAAGCAATCTTGTCACTGCTTTCAATGGAGGCATCGGAAAGAAATTCTCAGACTGCCAAGCAAAAGTTACGGAGTGGGCCGGAAAGGTCATTGACTGGTTCTCGGGTACGAGTTTTGGAAAGATTTGCAAAGAGACTTGGGAAACCCACGGTCAGAACATCATAACCGGCTTTAAGGACAAGATAGGCAATGCTTATACCACCACGAAAGACAGCATCACGACTTGGGCTACTAAGGCTAAAGAGTGGTTCAACAATTCATCATTTGGCGGGGTCAACGTGGAAACATGGACCGGATATGCAAATGACATTATCTCCGGTTTCAAGACAAAAGTGGGAAATGCCTATACACAGACCAAGGACAACATTACCACATGGGCCTCAAAGGCAAAGGAATGGTTTAATAGTTCTTCATTCGGCGGAGTGAATAACGGTACATGGACCACCTACGCAAATGATATTATCACTGGCTTCAAAACAAAGGTGGGTAACACATACACCACCACAAAAGATAACATCACAACCTGGGCGAGCAAAGTTAAGGAATGGTATACGAGCAGCGGCTTTGGAAACATCAATAGCAATACTTGGCAGACCTACGCAAACAATATCATTTCCGGCTTCCGGGAAAAGGTTGGAAACACCTATACCACCACCAAGAACAACATTACTACCTGGGCGAGCAGCTTGAAAGATTGGTTTTCTGGATCTTCATTCGGAAATATCAACAATGCCACATGGACCACTTATGCAGGAAATATCATAACCGGTTTCAGAAACAAAATCGGACTGTCATACACAGATACGAAAAGTAATATCACAACATGGGCTTCAAACCTCAAAACGTGGTTCTCTGATAGTGGTTTTGGAGGCATCAATAGTTCTAAGTGGAGTACCTATGCAGAGAATATTATTTCCGGCTTCAAAACGAAAATCGGAAACAGTTATACGACTTGTAAGAGCAACATTACAACATGGGCTTCTAATGTAAAAACGTGGTTCACAAATACCTGTTCTTATGACAAGTGGTATGACATTGCAAAAAATGTGGTAGATGGTTTTAAGAACGGTATAGGAAATCTGTACTCTACCTGTAAGAACAACATTGAATCGTGGGGCAGCAGTATTATCTCATGGTTCAAAGACAAGCTGGATATTAACTCTCCGTCCAGAGTATTCAAACGATTAGGTGCATATTCCGTAGAGGGATATAACATCGGCGTAGAGAAAGAGGGAGAGAAAACAAAAGGAATTGTCACTTCCTGGGTAGATTCATTCGCTGATATGGACGTGAACCTCGGAACACGTCTGAAAATCAATGACAGTGCATTGAAAGAATACAGCAACAATTATGGAAGTGATTTCACGAATGAAGCAATTGTGCAGCGTGTGACAAGGGAGGTATCTACAAACGGAACCGTGCAGGCAACGCTTAATTCCGGCGGCGGTCTGAAAGAAGCTATCAAAGAGGCTCTGGACGATCTTGGAATAACAACCGCTGTGAGTGAGATTTCCAAGAACACCAAGACACAGGCTGATAAGAAAGAACAGACGATTGTTGAAATCGGTGGAAAGACAGTTACGGATGCAGTAACCACACAGCGCAATGCCAACGGTTACAGCTTCCAAGGAGCGTAAAGGAGGGATATGGAATGGCTTATATATCAGTAAATGGTTATGACTTTCCCCCTCCTAAACGTGGGGCAAAGCCAACTGTATCTACAATGGTGGATGCCGGAAGAAATGCCAACGGCACGGTCGTAGGGCAGAGAGTTGGGCGAGATCAGTACAAACTCGACACTCTGGAATGGCCGTGGCTGACGGCAGCAGAGTGGAGCCGGATGCTTACGGTGCTAAGTGCGTTTTTCGTATATGTCACTTTCCCGGATCCGGTCACTATGAAAAAAATAACAATAAAAATGTACCCCGGAGATAGGACGGCAGAACCATATTGGATTGATACAGACGGAAATCCAATTACCTATCAGAGTTGCAAAGTAAACCTTATTGATTGTGGAGAGTGATGGCGTATGCAGAAAGTATCAAATGAATACAAGGCAAGCATGAAAAGCTCTCTGAGAGAGCGGTCATACATGATGATTTCATTCGGTCTGGTAAATCAGGAGGCACAGGCCAACGCAACTGTCATGGGAAATAATTTTGCCTATTACTCAAAGCAGACCGGCTTATTCGGTCAGCGAAAAGAGGACACTGTATATGCCACACTCGAACATGATTTCACAAAGGTTGACGGATCTATGTATTTTCTTCCAAGAGAGAATACATCCGGCAACTACTACGACACCGGTTTGATAAGCAAGCCTCTGATTCCATCAAGCGGATATGAGCTGCTTATCGAACTGAATGTTGTAGCAACAGACATTAAAGGACTGACTATCAATTTTGGAGAGGTTTACCCTACACGTTTTGATATTTTGACAAGTAGCGGTCAGCGAATAGAGATTACAGACAATGATATGTCAGAGTTCAGTACAGAACAGGTATTAGAGAATACCACCTATATCAAATTCATCTTCTATGAGATGAAAAATCCGTATTCCAGACTGAGGATATATTCAATTCAGTTGGGTTACGGACTCGTGTACTACAACGAGGACATTATGGATTCTAAATTAGATAGTTACATATCCCCGATTTGCGAGGATGTTCCACAGATAGATTTCATGGTTAAATTGCAGAACTACGATCAGTATTTTAATGTTGACAATCCGAACTCTGCAATCAACTTTTTGGAGACCGGTCAGGAGATGTATGTCTGGTATGGTTATCAACTGCCGAACTCAGACACCATCGAATGGATAAGAGGCGCAAAACTACAGTGTAGCGCATGGGAAAGTGATGATTACTCGGCAACGATAAGGTGTCAGGATCTTTTCAGAAACATGGACGAGGAATATTACAAAGGCTGCTATGCTCCGGCAGGAATCACATATTACCATGCAGCAGAATTGGTCTTTCAGGATGCCGGAATTGAGGAATACTACATTGATCCGTACCTCAAAAAGTCAACCACAAAAAACCCCATACCGAGGGTTAAGCACAAAGAGGCTTTGCAGATTATCGCTAATGCCTGCAGATGTGTTCTTTCACAGAACCGGTATGGCAGACCACAAATTAAATCCTCATTCGCACCGGAGTACGACATAACGTGCAACGGAGAGACAGAGTATTCCCATGTTCGGAATATAAAGAGCGAGACTGCAAAACAGGAGTACGCTTCATTTGCACACAACTACACCACTGTAAATGCAGAAATGTATTATCTCCCGGAGAATCAGAGTAAGGCAGATAAGTATACCGGATATATTTCATTACAGCAGTCCAATAAGGATTGCCTATTTGAAGAAAATCCGATTATCTACATAACTCAGGAAACCGCCTGTATGTACTATGGTTTGCAGTTAATGTTTGGCTCTACACTGCCTGACGAAATTATATTCAGGACTTTCAATGATGGCAAAAAGGTGGATGAGTATGAGGTAAATTCGGACATTACAAAGAGGCTGATAGTGCAGCACGATTTTGATGATTTTGATTTGATGGAGATTGAGTTCACAAAGACAAAAGAACCATTCAACCGCATAGTCGTTGATTACTTCTCATTTGGCGATATAACGGATTTTACAATGGAAAGGCAGGATATGACCTCTTCTCCAAAATCAATCAAACAGGAGCTTGTCAAGGCAGTCAGAGTGCCATGCTATTCCTACCAGAAAGGAACTGCGGAAGAAACTCTTATTAGTGAAGAGACGGAGGCAGTAAAGGGAGATATTCAGACGTATTATCTCGGAGATCCGACTTATGGATGCAGAGCTACGTTCAATTCCTCGGTATCAAACGTCAGCATCATAGAAAGCGGAGATTATTATGTGACAGTTAAGTTTCTGATTACTGGCAAGTACCAGTTTGAAATTATAGGACACAGATACAACATTGTTGAGCAGTATGCCGTAAAAACGCTCAATAGCAGAGGAAAGACCATAACATGGAAAAATCCTCTGGTAAGCGATATGGAAACGGCAAACCACTTGGCAGACTGGCTTGGGGATTATTACAACGCCGGTATTGAGTACGAATACAATACCCGTGGAAATCCAGAGATTGATGCGAACGACATTGTTTATCAGGAGAACGCATATCGCCCTGGATTAAAGGTCAATATCTATCGCCACATTGTTAATTTCTCACAGAGTTTATCTGGAAAGGTAATTGCCCGTAGGGTATCAGAAAAATAAGAACAGAAAGGAAGAGGAAAATGAATGGCTATTAAATCCGTACAGGCTATCGTAAATGGTGTGACTACCACACTCACATACGACAGCGCATCAAAGACTTACAAGGCTACGCTTACCGCTCCGGCAAAGTCCTCATACAATCAGTCAGGACATTATTACGGAGTACAGATCATCGCCAAGGATGAGGCCGGCAACACGACTACCGTAAACCAGTCGGATGCCACACTCGGAAGCAAGCTGAGGCTTACGGTAAAAGAGAAAACCGCACCTGTTATCACAATCTCTTCTCCGACAGCATCACAGTTACTTACGAGCAATCAGCCGACAATTTCATTCACAGTCACAGATGATGATTCTGGTGTCAATCCAGATACAATCAAACTGCTTATTGATGGTTCTGAAATATCTGGAATCACAAAGACAAAGACAACGTCCGGTTATTCATGCAGTTATAAACCGTCCACAGCACTTTCAGACGGTTCACACACCGTTGTTGTAAAAGCATCCGACTATGACGGCAATGCAGCTACTCAAAAGAGTGTTTCATTCAAGATCGATACTGTACCGCCTGAGTTATCAGTTACAAGTCCGGTAAACAAACTCGTCACGAATAAAACCACAGTAACGGTAGCCGGAACTACCAACGATGCAACATCAAGTCCGGTTACGCTGACAATCAACGGCAGTGCAGTAACTGTATATGACGATGGTACTTTCTCAAAGGATATAACCCTGAAAGATGGCTCAAACACCATTACCGTTGTAGCAAAGGACGGAGCCGGAAGAACCACGACCGTCACAAGAACAGTAACCCTCGATACAAAAGCACCGGTTATCTCAGATGTTTCATTGGCACCGAACCCGGCGGATGTCGGAGCAACCTATGTAATTTCTGTTTCGGTAACAGATTAGGCGGTGCGGCATGGCAGCTAACATATTGGTAAGGGACGTTACGATAAGTCCAAACCCCGTGCAGGCAAAGGGGAAATACACAATCTCAGTTTCCATTGAGGAACTGAAAGGCGTTGCATTTGTCGGCAATTATGTTGGCTCCTATGTCAATATATCAGACAAGGAAATTCCTGATAAATTGCCACTGGCATACGTTGGCAATTACACCAAAGGATAGGAGGCGATGAATAATGGCTGATATAGCAAATGTCACAGGAACACTTGACGATAAAGAACTGAATTTTCAGCACTCTATCGGAACCGTATATAAAGCCTCCGCAAGCATAGATGGTTCGGAAAAGGATCATGTAGCCGTATTGACGGCAACGGATTCTGCCGGGAATAGTACAACGGAAACAATGGTTATTTCTATCTCGGGTTCCTGGACCACTCCAAAAACAGATTGGTACGGTTACACAGACGATGATGGGATTTATCACGGAGACCGGTTCAACACGGAGGATTTCAACCGGATAAAGAACAACCTCGCATATCTCAGAGAGATAGCCGTGGCAATGTACCAGGAGTTTTCCATAAATGATCTGGGAGACGATAGGAGCAAAGACCAGTATTTTTATGCGGATGAGATAAATCAGTTGGAAGAAAACATTAAGCTCATAGCTGAAAACACATTTAAGCCGGACATAGGGGAGAACCCCTTATACACAGCGAATGGAAAGATTTTTGATTTCAACGAACTCAACCGCATTGAAAGCCTAATTTTGGATTTATTCAATCAGTTATTAAACCAATACAGAGGTCGGCAGATGCTTACCTTTAACTTTGGCATAAGGAGGGAGGCGTTCTAAGTGGCGTGGGAACGATTAAAGACAGACTACAAGGATGCCGTATGGTCCGGTCTGCGGAAGTTCATACCTATTGATAATGGAGACGGCAGTTATTCCGTAAAAGATGTGACCCAGTACACAGTGTACGATGAATCGTTTTTCGGTGCGTATGATGCCAACCGCATCAATACAGCCGTCAACGCAATCATGGCAGCATTGGAAAACGGAACAGATTTGTATGAGGTATTCACAGAGTTTTTTGAGAACCAGAAAGTTGAGTTTGACAAGAGAGCAAATCTGGATCTCGACTCATTCAATATCTTTCTCGACAATTTGCAGGCAACGGCAAATGCGGATGTTGTGCAGTTAAAGAAAGACTACACATCTGAAATGACAACGTTTGAGAACAATCAGGAAATATTGTTTAATCAATGGTTTTCAATGATTAAAGATCAGTTGTCAGCGGATGCAGCCGGAAAATTACAGAATGAAATCAACGATGTGGAAACCCACATCAGAAACCTTGCAGTGAAGATACATTTCAACGATACCGTTGGAACTGCTGCTGCAATAACTGTACAAAATTTAACATCCGGTAACAAATATACTGTTACAGATTATACTCAGCCTTTGTATCTCACAGAGGCAGGAGAGTACACAATAAGCATTGCGAATGACAACTATATAGTTGCCCCAAAAACATTTTCTATCAGCAATGCGGATCTTATGACACATAAGACTTTCAGAATCATGGACGGCAACGGATTGGCGTTTGTCGATGGTTTTGTAGGAGCCTATGTAAATAAATAACGGAGGTAGACAAAATGAGAGATTTCCCTAAGAGACTTGCAACCGCCGAGGACATTAGAAATTGTAAATCCTTGGTGGATGATGGCGCATTTGCAGCAAAAGACCTGTTGGAAGCCATCGAAGATCTTGAAAACATGAATTATCTTCACTGCCCTATCCTTGCGGTAGGAGAGGATAAGAAAACAGTAACTATCAACTATTGTGCAGAGGCAAAGGCCGGAACAAAGGCAATCGTTGGCAACAAGACTGTGAACATCACGAATGTTACCCACGAAGAGGGAGAACCGGATGAGCACACTGGAGATACCCAGTTGGAAACAACCATTATCTCCACTTCCGCTATGGTTTCTACCGAAGCCACGGAAATTGCAGTTACCGCACCTTACACAATTTATGACAGTCTCGGCATGACAGCCGAAGAACTGAATCAGATCAAGGAGGAATTGGCTAATGAGTAAATTCTACGGTTATGATGAGGCAATGGAGAATGATATTGCAAAGATAACCACTCCAAAACTTGCTCTCATGTCTGATGTGGTGGCATCAGACAAGAAATTCATCCGCATGGAGAACGGAGCACTTACTGTAATCGCCGGAGTTCTGATTGCGGTAGGAAATTCTGTTTTTAAGACAGAAAAGACCACACTCACAGCAAGCAATTTGGACGGAACAGCTTCAAAATTTGAAGTCGGAAAAGATTACTGCATTTATATCTGTGATCCTACTGGCGGAGATGCCACGAACTTTGCCGCAGAACAGTATCGTATTTCCCTTAATACGACATATCCAAACGGTTATACAGCAGTTACATCAAGAAAGATCGGCGGTTTCCATTACGGCGTAGTCAGAAAAACAAATAGTTCCGGTATTCCAATCAGCGCATCAGGTGCGGCATTAGGAAGTGGATGGGAAACAAACGTAACAGAGGGGATCGTTCCTAACTCTGTATGGACTCTTCTCCACAGGCCTACTTGCGATCCTACCGGAATGGTTTATATCGGACCGTTCTGGGGAGACATATATCTTTCATCCGACAATGGTGCCAGTGGTTTGCAGAGCAAAAAGGGTGCTGTGCCGATTACTGGAACAGAGGGATTAAACTGGTATATCGCCAACGAGAGAGCTATGAGAGTAGGCAAGAGACTTCCTACCTACGCTGAGTTCTGTAAGGGCGCATACGGATCTCCACAGGGAGCGGACGGCAACAACACTTACGCATGGTCCGCAACTTCCAATACAGCAAGAACCACTTGCGGAAATGTTAAGAACGCAGTTTCTGCAACGAACGTTCGAGACCTTGTTGGAAACGTATGGAAGTGGCTTGATGAGTTCATTCACGACCCTACCGGATCAGCATGGAACTGGTATGACGTTATGAGCGGTCAGAAAGTTGGCCAGCTTTACATGGCCAACAACACTGGCTTGCACGCGCTCATTGGCGGTGGCAACTGGTCCGGCGGGGTTCACGATGGTTCGCGGACTGTGGGTTGCACCGTTTGTCCGTGGAGCGTCAACACGAGCTTTGGCGTGTGGTGCGTCTGTGACTCGCTGTAAGCTGATGGGGACCGGCGAAAGCCGAGTCCCTTGCAGTTGAAAGGTTGGGTGTAATGGCATACGAAAGCAAATATGAAAATCCCTCCACTCTGAAAATGGACTACATCCATACAGAAGCACACCAGATGGCCTACGACCTATCGGTATATCTCCACAAGAAAGTGAGAGAAATGCCACATTATGAGAAATTCACTCTCCAAAAGGATATACGAGAATGTATAGACGGAATCATGGATGAGATAGAAGCATACGAGAGGTCAAAGACAATCAGCCATCTTTACACAGCCGACAGGTTGAAAGGAAGATTGGTACGGAAAATCCGATTGGCACATGATCTCAAATATTCTGCAATGAACGACAGAGTATACAAATATTGTGCAACACAGATCGGTATTCTTGGTGCGTATATCGGAGGGTTAATAAACAAAGCACAAAAGGAAAAGAAATCAAAATAAGCAACTATCTTGGGGTAGCTGTTAATTCGCACTGTCGCTCCGTGGCTTGCACGCGCTCATTGGCGGTGGCAACTGGAACAACGGGGTTCACGATGGTTCGCGGACTGTGAATTGCAACAATTATCCGTGGAACGTGAACACGAACATTGGCGTGTGGTGCGTCTGTGACTATTTTGAAAACTGTCAGATTGGTGGAGCTATGGCTTGCCAACAAGGATTATTTGATAATCATTTATTGAATAGTCAGACGGCTATCCCGACCCGTGCAAACCGGGCGAACTTAAAACAGCGAAGCCAAATAGTAGCGAAAGCGAAGGAAGTGTGGCGTAAGCATTATTTATGAAGAGAATAACAGGTCTTATGAAAAACATCTGTACCATGAAGAACGCATTAAACGCATACCAAAAAGCGAGGCGGTGCAAAAGGTACAGACCGGAGGTTTTGGAGTTTGAAGCAAACAGAGAGGAATATCTCGGCAAAGCCATTCGGGAATTGGAAAGTTTGACATATACTCCTGGAAAGTACAAGGTATTCAAAGTTTGGGAACCCAAAGAGCGTATAATCATGGCTTTGCCATTTTACGATAGGGTTATCCAACACATGATTGTCAATTACATAGAGCCGATATTTGAGCATCAGTTCATCTACCATTCCTACGCTTGCAGAAAAGGGAAAGGTGCTCACAGAGCCAGCAAGCAGTTGACAAGGTGGTTATATAATCTGGAAGTTGTGCAAGGTAAATCAGTCTATGTACTGAAAGCCGACATACACCATTACTTCCAGAGCATAGACCACAAGGTTCTGAAAAGAGAAATTAGAACCTACATTAAAGACAAGGACTTACTCGTAATCCTTGACCGGATAATAGACCATAATGGGATATTCCCGGATGGTGTCGGCATACCGGTTGGAAATCTTACGAGCCAACTATTTGCCAACGTGTATTTACACCGATTGGATATGTTCGTAAAACATACACTTCATGCAGAACACTACATGAGATATATGGATGATTTTGTGATTATATCAGAGGATCTTGAACAGTTGAAACGGTGGGAGAAACAGATAGAAATATTCCTTGCGGATGTTCTTAAATTACAATTAAATCCAAAAACAACCATTGTTTATGCAAAGAACGGAGTGGATTTTGTTGGATATAGGCATTGGAACTCTACGAAGAAAATCAGAAAGGATGCTATGCGTAGACTGAAACGCCTTATGAAGAATTTCAAAGATGGAACTATCACGGAAGAATTTTTCGACAAATCGTTTACAAGTAGAATTGGTTCGATAAAACACGCCGACACCTATAATCTGGTGCAGAAGATCACCTGTGAAGCAAAGGAGTTAAAGGAAAGTCATGCGTGATGGAAGTTATGTCATTGTAGATAGGCTGTGTGAGGCAACCACACAACTGCTTGAAATAATTAAAAAGCAGGAAGAAATCATTGAGCAGTGCAGAATATCGGATGAACTGCATAAGGAACTCGATGATATGAAAAACGACGTGGATCAGAAGATGGATTTAATTGAGTATGATTTGAGATCATACAGACGGGAGCGTGAAGAATGATAGATTTTATCGTGAAATATTGGATCGAGTTTCTTTTTGGATTGATAATCAGTGGAATGGGCGTGATGGCGAAGCTGATGTACAATCAGCACTTAAAAAACAAAGCCATTGACAAGGGCGTAGAAGCTCTTTTAAGAAATGGTATCGTTCAGACATACAATAAGTGGTCTGAGAGGGGTTACTGCCCCATATACGCACGAGAGAACGCCACAAGGATGTATGAACCTTATCACATACTTGGCGGAAATGATGTTGCGACAGACTTAATCGAAGATCTGAAAGGACTACCGACAGAACCGCAAAAGAAGAAAGAGGGTGTAGAAGATGATACTTAAAATTTTTATAGGTTTCGCTCTCGGTTACATTGCAGCTTGCGTGACATTTTACATCCTGCAGAAAAGAGAGCGTAGGCGGAGAAAAGAGAAGAAAAAGAAAGTAAGCCTGAACACCTATGCAAAGGTAGCCACTACTGCGGTATTGGCTCATGGGATGATCCTTACATCGTGTTCCTATGTTCTCTCATGGATAGGCATGGACCCGGTGGTGGATGTATCAAGCACAATCGTCAAAGAAATCGTAGCTCCATTGGTGGTTTACCTTGGAACAAATACGATTATGAACATCTTTGAAAAGAACAAACTCAGTTTTTCAGTACCAATCAACAGCACCGTCATAAGCAAAGACGGAACCACACACAAAGCCTCTGATGATGAGGCAGTAGGATAGGAGGTCATATTATGACAATGGAATTTTTAATTGTAGCACTGTTCGCGGTATCATTACTCACAAACCTTACCGTTGAGGGAATCAAGAAACTTCTGGATAAGAAATCTGTTGACTATTCATCGAATGTGATGGCAGCAGTTACCGCAGTCGTTATCTCCGTGGCACTGTCCGCCGGGTATCTGATTTACACAGAAACGATGCTTAACGCAAAGATTGGCGTTGAACTCATTGCCCTTGCGTATCTTAGTTTTTTAGTTGCCACGAACGGATATGACAAAGTTATTCAGGCAATCAAGCAGATCAAACAGATTGGAAACCAGTAAGAGAATATTATTCAGAGCCATGAGCCGGATGTGAATTAACACACCCGGCTCTTTCTTTTTAAGGAGGCACGGATCATGGCATTGAAAGGTACGACAGCACAGGAGAGGGCATGGAACTTCTTTTGTGCTAAAGGATTAAGCCATTACGCCGTAAGTGGTGTCATGGCAAGCATAAGAGCCGAGAGCGGATTCAATCCTCGCAATCTGCAGAACAGTTGTGAGAAAAAGAGCGGGTATACAGATGAAACATATACCGCTGCGGTAGACAACGGCAGCTATGGGAACTTTGTCCGGGATTCCTACGGCTATGGGTACGCACAGTGGACCTATTGGAGCAGAAAACAGAATCTTCTCAATTTTGCCAAGAAGAAAAATAAGTCCATCGGAGACGAAGAGATGCAGTTGGAATTTCTGTGGGAGGAATTGACCGGATCGTACAAAGGGATTCTTACAAAACTCAAAGCTGCAAAATCCACACAGGAAGCATCCAACATTATCCTGACCGGATATGAAAAGCCGAAAGATCAGGGGCAAAAGGTAAAGGCAACCAGGGGATCTTATGCCAAGGAATATTATAACCAGTTTGCAGTGAAAAAGGAGGAAAAGACAATGAAAGTAATTATCGGAAGTGCAAGAAGAGATGAGAACGGAAAGTATGCCGGAGGAAAGCCGGGAGATCAGGATGGCGTAGAGGTAAGCACACAGAATTATTATGTTCATACCAAAGGATGGTATATGTTCCGCTTCCTGAGTGACGAACACGCAAAGAAAGTTGCTAAAGCAATGTGGGATGCCTGCATGAACAACAATATCGGCTACTGTCAGGCACACAGATCCATTATGGCAATGCTTAAAAAGTACGGCAACATGAAAGCAATCGGAGAAAAGACAGAAACAGATTGCAGCGACCTCGTAAGAGGTTGTATCTATGAGGCAACCGGCATTGACGTGGGAGCTTTTAGCACCGCAACGGAGCCGTCAGTATTAGAAAAATCCGGTCTGTTTGCCAAAAAAGTTTCCGTTACATCTGCAACCGTCCTTAAACCAGGAGACATTCTGGTTACAAAGAGCAAAGGGCATACTGTTATCGTTGTTTCCGTAGGCGGATCCGCCCCAAGCGGAAGCACATCAACATCCAAACCGGCAGTGTCTGGCAGTACAGCAAGAGTTGAGAGTGCAAGAAGTAAAGATGCAGCAATCGCCGGAAAATACAAAACGACTAGCAATCTGTACCTGAGAGTTGGAGCCGGCACCGGTAAAACTGCAATCACTTTAATGCCAGCCGGATCATCGGTACAGTGTTATGGTTACTACACAACCTACAACGGAACACGCTGGTATTATGTGGCATACGGAGACAAAACCGGATTCTGTTCATCTGCATATTTACGGAAAGCCTAAAGCGATGTAAGATGGTATAAAATCGAAAAGGACTTCGTTGGTAATATGCCCGTAATATACAAATGAAAGCAAAAACCGCATAAACACTGAGACCTTGTGCTACTGCGATGAACGCCCAGGGTATTGTTTAATAAGTACGAAAAAGGGGGCTGCCGCACTAACGTGCGGCAGCTCATTTTATTATGGGATTTATCCTGTTGAGGGTATTGGAGTTTTTCGTGTTCCGAAAAATGGAGATGCCCGAAACAAAAAACCACCTGCTTTGCGGGTGGAGACAAAGCGTTGTACAAAAAAATCACCTTTCCGTTACAATAGAGTTGTTCAGGCACTATTGTAAGAAAGGAAAGGTGATTTTATGGCGAATAAGAATTATGATTTAGCTCACACAAAAGTACAGTTTACAAGGGACTACACAGGGTAGGTATCTGACGGGAGGGGTTCCGCCCGTCAGATTTTCCATGTGATATTCAAACTATCGCTTGTGGCGGCTATGGTGGTAATCATCAAATCCACCACACGCCGCTTGTCATCAAAGGATACATCCTCCCAAGTGTCGAGGTAGCCGGAAATCTGATTGACCTGTTCCGGGCTGATGGCTTGCACCGTCAACTCCGCTATCCTCGCCAGAAGTTCCTGCTTGCGTCCGTCCAGTTCCGCTATCTTCACATTCACATAGGAGAGCAGCACATTGTTTGCGCCCGTCAGACTGTCCACCAGCTTTTCAATCTCGCTGTCCACATGGAGAAGTTCCA